AGAATGGCGTGAGCCGGCCGGTGCCCCCGGCGTCATAGGTCATGAGCAGGTTGTCTTCCCCGGCCCGGGAGACCGGGTACCAGCGCCCGAGCGCCGGGTAGTCGACACGCGCCCAGGCGTTGATGTCCGCCTGCCTGCGGTGGAGCTCCTCGTCGGAGTCCTCACAGAAGTACCCGAGCACGACGCCGCCCGTCGTTGGGATCCCCAAGAACGGCAGCCCGAGGGACACCACCGTTCCGATCTGCTGCGCGAGCAGCGTCTTGCCGGTGCCCCCGTCTCCGTAGAGCGCGGTGGTCTGCTGCATCGGGATCCAACTCTCGAGCAGCCATTCCCGCGGCGGCACCACCTTGCCCGCCCAGCGAGTAGCGGGCATGAGCCGCACCGCCCGCTCCTCGAGCTGCCCCCGCACCCGCTCGACCCCCTCGAGCACCGCCAGATCGTTGAAATCGGTGCCCTGATCGCCTGCGAACACCGGCGCTACGCACCGGCCCCCGACGGCTGCGGCCGCCGCCTGCCCCTGAGTCAGGCCGGGGTTGCCCTCGGTCTTGCGGTCGTTGTCCGCGGCCACCACGAGGTGCGCGGTCGGCCACCGCGCCCGCAGCACCCTCGCCACCGGCGTCAGGTTCCCCGCGCTGAACGCGGCCACCGCGCACTGCCCCGTCACCTCGTGCACCGTCACCGCCGTGGCATAGCCCTCGGCGAGATAGACCGTGCGCCCGGGCTCTCCGATCACGCAGCAACACCCCCGGGTTCGCCCGCCGGCCAGGAATAGCTTTGTCCCGGTAGGCGAGATCCGCTGTAGGCTGCGCATCGTGCCGTCCTCGTCCACCACCGGCACGAGCAGCCAGCCCTCCTCGTCCACCGTGAGGCCGTGCACGCCGATCTTCTTGCGCACGAGGTAGGGGTGCCCGTCGCCTGCTCGAGCGGCTCGCAAGCGCGCCATGGCCTCCGTCTCCGCCTCCTTCTGTCGCCGCTCGCGCTGCTCCTTCGCGGTACGTAGCCGCTGGTCCATCTCGGCCCGCTCGGCGGGGGCCAGCTCGCCTAAGTCGCGCGAGCACCAGGTGTGCTTGCCGTGACGCCAGTCGCCGAAGGCACCGTAGGCGAGATCACCCAGCACGTGCAGCACATACCAGCCGCTGCGGCGGCCGCGGCGCTCCTCGGGGCCGGCGAAGCGGTGGATCTTGCTGTCGGCTATTACCGCGCCCGGCTCGAAGCCCGATCGGGCAAGGACATCCCGGAATGCGACATCGGGTGACTGCGCACGCTGCGCTTCGCGCCGCTCGAACTCGGTTTGCCAGTTCGGGCCCAGAAACACGAGGTTCCCCGGTGGCGGGCCTCCGTTCCCGGTGGTGGAGCTCATCACGCCCGAGTGCATGCCCGGTGCATAGCACTGGTGGCGCTCACGCGGCCACCCGCACGATGGCCCGCCCGATGGCCTCGACCACCTGCGGCACGACGGCGTCGCCGAAGGCCGCTATCTGTCGTCGAGCCACCCCGGTGGGTAGCCCTGAAGCCAGCCGTAGATGCGCGCCAGGGCCGGCGTTCCAGTGGCCCCAAGGCTCGTCATCAGCGCTCTCAGCGCCCTCGCCCCCGCCCACTTGTCCGTGGACGGCGCCTCGAGATTGACCTTCGCGGTCGGGGAGAGCATCGAGCGCGGGCTCGGCCTCGGCTCGCCGACTCGGCCCGCCGCCCCGCCCCGGTTGCTGCCGTAGTCCTGCGCCGATGGCGTCGGGAGCCATCCGTCTGGATGCAGCACCGTCTCCAGGGAGACCTGCCTCTTCCCCAGGCCGCTCGTGGCATGAGGAGACCGGCGTATCCGGCCTCCGTTGGTGTTTCCTGGCGTCGGCAGCGGTGCCAGCATCGTCGCGTAGAGCCCCGGAGAATGACGCCGAAGCTGAGACGGGTTCTTGCGGTCCTTCTCGGCGTCCGTCGCGTTCGGCGTGGGCAACAATCCAGACCCGGTCCCGCTGATGGGGGGCGCCGACATGTCGAGCACCCACCACGAGCGGCCAGCAGGTGTAGCCTGCCGCCTCCAGCTCGGCGAGCACCCAGTCACCTCCGCGAGTTCGAAGGCGAGGAACATTCTCAGCGAGGACCCACGCCGGTCGGAGCTCGGCGACGACTCGGGTGAACTCAAAGAACAGTCCGCTACGCGCGCCATCGATCCCTCGACCGGCGTGATTGGCGGCGCTGATGTCCTGGCAGGGCGGGGAGCCTGCGACGACGTCGATTCGCCCCAGAGCCCGAGTTGTTCGCTCTCCGACATGTCGCACGTCCCTGAAGATTGGCAGCCCCGGCCAGTTCTGCCGCAGCCGCGAGCGGCGCCAGGGGTCGGCCTCGCAGAGCGCCACCGTCGTCATCCCCGCGCGCTCGAGCCCGAGGGAGACGCCCCCGCATGCGCCCGAGAAGAGGTCCAGGACGCGCAGGGCGCCGCTCACCCCGTCCCCTCCCGGCGCGCAATCTCCCGCTCGAGGTACCAGACCGCCTTCTTGAGGTCCTCCACGCCGCCCTTCAAGTCGGCGCGCCAGCAATACTTGAGGGCGCTGCCACGAACGAAGTTCATGCGCTCGACGACATCAATACATTCGATCGGGTGCCCGCAGCGCCGGCACACGGCACCGAGCGAGTTGTAGTGCACCGGGTGGTGGATGGTGCTCACCCCTTCTCCCTCGGCACCAGCGTCTCCGCCGCCTGTTGCAGAAGCGGCCCAAGCCTGAGAATCAACTCCGCCGCCCGCTCCTGCTTCGAGCGCTCGTCGGCCAGCAGCGTCTCGGCGATCCAGATCGCGATATCCCGGCCCGAGTCACCGCACGCACGCGCGAGCGGCACCACGTCCTCGGCGAGCAGCCGGCGGGTGTCGCTCGGGTTGTCGGAAAGCTTGCGGGAGAGGTCGGAGGGGGAGAGGTCCATGTCGGCCGCGATCGCCTTCTTCGGTCGCCTGGAGCGCTCGACCGCGGCCCGGCACACGTCAAGCAGCGTCGGGTAGCGCTCGCGAAGCTGGCTGTCGAGCTCGAGGCTCAGCTGCATGCCGGAAGATCCATGAGCGATGCTCTCCTGCACTTTCCGGCAGAGATCCGGGGAGAGTTAGGCGGCGGAAACGCCGCGCCGCTCACTGGCGGAGCGCTTCGCCCGAATGTCAGTGCACGGAAAGCAGTAGAGGGAAGCCGGATGTCGATGAGCGATCGAAACACCGCACTGCAAACATTGACCGGTTGGTCGCTTCTTCGGCTCTGTCGCTGGCGCCGAGCGCCCGGCCCCCCGCCGGCTGTTGCACCTCATGCACACCGGCTCGACGAACAAGGGATAGGCGTAGTCGCGGTGGTCGTAGACTTCCGCGTCCCGCCCGCAGTCGACGCAGCGCACCCGGCCGTCCAGTGGCGGCAGCAAGCCCTTCTCGATGGCGCGCCGGACAGCGCCGTGCGCTCGCGGCTTGCCTTGGTGAACACGCAAGCGCTCGCGAAAACGATACCGAACCTTCGCGCAAGCTCCGCACTCGTGGCGGCGGGAGTGGCGCCCGCGCTCGAAGCCCCGCTTACAGACCTTGCAGACGGCTTCCCGGGTCATGCCGCCGTCTCCTCGTCGCCGAAGATCCGCGCGATGTCCGGACGCAGCTCCGCGACCGTGACCTGTCCGTCGACGGCGACGCTCACGGCCGCGCAGTGCTCCGGGGGGATGGGGCGCTCGTTGATCCAGGCCCAGATATGACCCTGCTTGACCCCGGCAGCCTTGGCGAGGGCAAGCTGCCCCCCCGCCAACTCGGCCGCTTTCCTGACCGCATCAGACCCGATTGGCTTGTTCATGGAGCCGTTATACACGCAGGCGTGTGCAATCGTCAACACGCCTGCGTGTTTGACGCCAACACGCTGGCGCGTAGTCTGTCCGGCGTGACCAAAGGCGCCCGATTGAAGCAAGCTCGGGATGCTCGCGGCCTCAAGCAGGGACCCGTCATCGCCGCTGTTCAGCGGCTCCCAGGCGGCGAAAACTTCAAGCAGCAACGACTCAGTGCTATGGAGAGAGACAAGGACTCGGGTTCGGTCTATTGGCCTTTCGTCGCGCAGGTGCTGGATGTACGCATCCAGTGGCTGTACTTCGGGGAAGGTCCAATGTTCGAGCATGCCGATCTGTCGCTCGCCGAGCGCGAATGGTTGCGGCTGGGTAACTCGCTGTCACAGGAACGACGCCAGGCCCTGCGCGAGCTCGTCGAGTACCCCTGACATCGCCTGAACCGTCCCGCCGGACCTTCGGTCTCTAGCGTCGCCAAAAAATACACGTCTGCGTGTTGCCATTTACACGCTGGCGTGTATACTCTCCCTCACCCGGGGGCGGCCGGGCCGTCGCACCGCCCGGCGGCACCGCCTTCGCCGCCGGGCACCACTGAGCGAGCGAACAACCGAACCAGCGACCGACCGAATGAGCCAACCAACCTCCAAGCCGACCCACTGCGACTTCTGTGAGCGGCCGCTACGCGGCAGCGACCGGCGCACCCCGATGCGCCAGGAAACGAGGCATGTGCTCTGCGTCGATTGCTTGCGTGCCGGGCCCCCGCCCTGGACCTACGAGGGTCATCGGACCGGGCTTTCTCGTTCGCCTTGGTACCTCACGCCCGAGCAATGGCGGGCGTTGTTCAACACCACCGAAGGAGCCACCCCATGAGACAGCCAGCCACCAACGCACCGACCCTGCTCGACCTGGCCACCGCCCTGCTCGAGGCGAAGGCGCGCGAGACCGCGGCTCGCGACCGTCGTCTCGAGATCGAAACCACCATCCTCGCGCACCCCGAGGTGGCCCCCCTGCTCCGCGAGGAGGGGACGACCAGCGTGGGGCCGGTGAAGGTGGTAACGAAGCTGGCACGCAAATGGTCCCAGCCCGACCTTGCCGCCTTCGCCCAGGAGATCGACCACGCCTACTTCCCCTTCCGCGTCGAGTGGAAGGAGGACGCGAAGATGTCAAAGGTCGTGCAGGAGCGGTTCCCCGAGCTCTGGAAGAAGATCCGAACCGCCTTGGTCCTTACCCCCTCCAAGCCGACAGTCTCAGTTCGGGAAGAGGTGTCGGCGTGACCACCCTTCGCTCCGAGCCCTCGCTCACCGACCACGCCGCGGAGGACGCGCAGGCGCGCGAGGATGGGATCGAGCATCTGAGGCGGTCCCTGCAACTGGGCGACGGCCCGGAGGCATTGCAGGCGATCCACGACCTGCTCGTGGACAAGATCGTGGCCTGCCCGCCCGGCCTGCCGTACGCGACCGTTCGCAGCCTCGCCGGCGACATCGCCCGCAGCCTCGCGCACCGGTGCTACGACTGGCATGTGGCCCAGTCGGCCGAGCGCGCGGCCGAGGCGCTGATGGATGAGCGTGGATGAGCAAGCACACACCGGGGCCGTGGACGGCAGAGCCCGAAGAAGCGATCCGTGTCCGCGCGCCAGACGGGGGCGCGGTGGCAATCCTCGGTTGGCTGCGCGGCCGGGATGGCCTGAGTGGGCGACGCCCGGCCGACGAAGTCCTGGCAAACGCCCGCCTCATCGCCGCCGCGCCGGAATTGCTCGAGATCGTGCAGATGATTCTCGGCGAAGGCGGGAACCCGATGTCTAGCCTTGCGGGGGTCGAAAAGCGCGCCCGTGCCCTTCTTCGCCGCATCGAAGGGGAGCATCACCCGTGAACGAGCCGCTTTGCCAGTGGTGCACCCTGCCTATCCGGCCGCACGAGCTCTCGTACAAAGCCTTGGGCCGCCACTACCACGAGGACCTCGCGACCTGCGTCGGGCGCCTGCGCGAGGAGCGCACGTACTGGCGGAATATCGCCGTCGCCCTCAACCCAGAGAAGGAGGAGGCATAGCCATGGCCATTGATCTGAAGAGCATCTCCCGCGACCCCGTGATGGCACCGCCGCGGATCATCGTCTACGGCCCGCACAAGATCGGCAAGACCACGTTCGGCGCGGGCGCACCCTCGCCCATCGTCATTTCGACCGAGGAGGGCATCGGCCGCCTGGACGTCCCCCACTTCCCGGTGCTCACCGAATACGCCCAGGTGATCGAGGCGCTGGGCGCGCTCTATCAAGAGGAGCACGAGTACGCGACGGTTGTCGTTGACTCCGCCGACTGGCTCGAGCCGATCGTCTGGCGCGAGATCTGCCGGCGCAAGGGGTGGCAGGATGTGGAAAGCCCGGGCTACGGGAAAGGCTACCTCGCCGCGCTCGACGTCTGGCGCGAGGTCCTGGCCGGCGCCAACGCACTGCGTGCCGAGCGCGGCATGTGCGTCGTGTTCCTCGCCCACGCCGAGATCAAGCGGTTCGACGCGCCGGACACCGATCCCTTCGATCGCTATCAGATCAAGCTCCAGCCACGCGCAGCCGCGCTCCTCGAGGAGTGGGCGGACGCCGTCCTGTTCGCCAACTACCGCACCTATGTTCAGAAAACGGATGTCGGTTTCAACAAGTCCGTCACGCGCGGCGTCGGCGTCGGCGAGCGGCTGTTGTTCACCGAGGAGCGCCCCGCGTTCAAGGCCGGCAACCGCTACAGCCTGCCCCCCGAGCTCCCCTTGTCCTGGGCCGCGTTCCAGGCGGCGCTGGGCGGGGCTGAGGCCGAGCCCGAGCAAGCATCTGAGGCCTCCGAACAGGCGGCCGACTAACCACCCACCCACCCAAGGAGCCTACTCATGGCCGCACTACCTGGTGGCGCATTCAACGCCGCAGACGTCGATCCCACCCAGACCTTCGATCCCATTCCGGCGGGCAAGTACCCGATGACGTTCGTCGAGTCCGAGATGAAGCCGACGAAAGGCGGCGACGGCCAGTACCTGCAGCTCGTCGTCGAGGTGCTCGACGGTGAGTACAAGGGGCGCAAGGTGTGGGAGCGCCTGAACCTCGTCAACAAGAACCCGACGGCGGTCGAGATCGCCCAGCGCACGCTCTCCGCCATCTGCCGGGCGACGGGTGTGATGAACCCGGCGGACAGCGTGCAGCTCCACGGCAAGCCCTTCCTCGGGCGCGTGAAGTTCGTTCCGGCCGACGGTCAGTACGACGCCAAGAACGAGATGGGCGGCTACGAGCCGCTCGCGGGCGGGGCGCCTGCCACTCAGCCGGCCGCTGCTCGGACGGCGGCATCGAAAGCCGCGGCACCGAAGGCTGCGGCGAGCAATGGTGGCTCTGCCCCGCCCTGGCTGCGGAAGTAGATGGCCGAGCTGCCACCACGCGAGACGACGACGGTCTCGCGGCTGTACGACGCCCTCGAGGCCGGGCAGGAGTCCGGCTTCCGCCGGCACCTCGGGGCGTCTCTGCTCGGCGGCGAGTGCCGCCGAGCGTTGTGGTTCACCTTCCGCTGGGCGACTCGCGCTCGGCACTCCGGGCACACGCTGCGGCTCTTCCGCCGCGGCCAGCTCGAGGAGGCGCAGCTCGTGGCCGACCTGCGCGCCGCGGGCATCGAGGTGCAGGACCGGGACCCCGAGACGGGCCGGCAGTTCTACTTCTCCGACGTCGGCGGACACGTCGGGGGCTCCATGGACGCTCAAGCGCTCGGGCTCGAGGAGGCGCCGAAGACGCTTCACGTGCTCGAGTTTAAGACCCACAACCTGAAGAGCTTCCGCGCCCTGCAGGACAAGGGCGTGAAGGCGGCCAAGCCAGAGCACTGGTTTCAAATGCAGCTCTACATGAAGTGGAGCGGGCTGAAGCGCGCGGCCTACATCGCGGTGTCCAAGGACAACGACGATATCTACCTCGAGCGCATCCACTACGACGCGAACGCGGCCGACGTGCTGGTGGCCAAGGCCCGCCTGGTGGTGGAGTCCCCCACGCCGCTCGAGCGGATCTCCGAGAAGCCCGAGTTCTATCTCTGCAAGTGGTGCAACCACCGGGGCGTCTGCCACGAGGGGGCTCTTCCGGAGGTGACGTGCAGATCGTGTGCACATTCAACCCCCGCGCTCGACGGTAATGCCCGATGGGTGTGCGAGAAATACCAGGTGGACATTCCCCCCGAGATGGCCGAGCGCGGCTGCCACCAACACGTGTACATCCCGGCGCTCGTCCCCTGGACGCAGGTCGACGCGAACCCCGTCGAGAACTGGGTCGAATATCGGCTTCCGGGGGGCGAGTGCTTGCGCAACGGCTCCCGTGAGTCGAACGCATTCGAGAGCGGTGAACTCCTTGCCGCGCACCATGCGGGCGACGTGCGAATCCTGCTTGATGGGTTCGTTCAGGAGGTGCGCGAGCAGCTCGGCGGGAGGGTGACGGGGTGAGCGTCGATCGCTACTACCTCGAGCTCATGACCGACGAGGATCTCGAGCGAGTGCTGCGCACAGCGACCGACATTGCGGTGTGGGAGGCCGCTCACGCGGTATGGCGGTCCCGGCACGGGACGAACTGGGAGGCGGAGCAGGTGGTGGGGCGGCTATGAACAGGCATGACATTGTCGGTCAACGCTTCGAGCGTCTGGTCGTGTTGGCGGACAGCGGCAAGCGAGGGCGTGATGGCGGTGTGTACTGGGTGTGCCAGTGCGATTGCGGAAAGGACGCCCTAGTGGCTGGCTCGCAACTTCGTGGTGGGCGGACCCGATCGTGCGGCTGCCTTGCCGCAGAGCAATCGAGCATCCGAGGGAGGGCCAGGAAAAAGCCACCAAAGAAGTGTGCCGTACCCGGCTGCGAAAGGACCACAGAGAAAGGCGGAAAGCACTACTGCGGACTGCACACTCAGCGTCTTCGCCGGTACGGCGACCCGCACTACATCACGCCGGAGTCTGTTCGTCGGGCTAACTCTCGCGAGGCGCAATTGAGTCGAGTCGAATCAGTCAAACCCACGACCTACCGTAAGCTGTTTGGTCGCCACGAGCATCGTGCTGTGATAGAGGGTGTCCTCGGCAGAAAGCTCAGATCTGATGAGGTGGTTCACCACAAGGACGGGAACAAGCATAACAACGATCCGAAAAACCTCGAAATAATGTCTCGTTCCGAGCATTCGCGCCATCACGCGCCCGAGCTTCAAGAGGCCAGAATCAAGAACAACGAATGGATGAGACTGCGCACGGAAAAGCCGTGCGGTCGATGCGACGAGATCAAGCCCCTCTCTGAGTTCTACCGACACCCAAGGTCGCCTGACGGCCATGGGTATACCTGCAAGTCGTGCTACCGAGAACTCAAGCGTGCAGATTAGGGCATATCAGCGGGAATCCATCGACGCGGTGAACGCTTATATGAGGGCGCACGCTGATAACGCCTGCATAGTTCTCCCGACCGGGTCGGGAAAAAGTGTCGTCTTCGCAGAGATGGTGCGCGAGTACCTCACGCAGTGGCCGAGCACGCGGATCTGCATCCTTGCTCATACTCGCGAATTAGTCCGTCAGAACGCTGAGAAACTCGCCGTGCACTGGCCCGAGGCGCCGATGGGCGTGTACTCGGCCGGGCTCGGGTATCGTGATACGCAGAGCCCGATCATCTTTGCTTCGATTCAGAGCGTCTATCGCCGGGCGGCTGAGATCGGGCCGCTCGATTTGATCTTCGTCGACGAGGCGCACCGAATCCCGCTCGCGGGCGAGGGTGTGTACCGCCGCTTCATCGCCGAGGCGAAGGCGCAGACGCCGCACTTGCGCGTCATCGGCTTCACGGCGACCCCGTACCGGCTCGGGCCCGGGATGGTCGTCGGCCCCAGCTACATCCTGAACGCGATTGCCTACGAGGCGCCCATTCGTCAGTTGATCGAGGAGGGGTATCTATGCAGGCTTACATCGAAAGCGACGAAGGCCCACGCCGAGCTCGGCAGCGTCCACGTCCGGGGCGGCGAGTATCGGGCCGACGAGCTCGAGCGCGCGGTCACCGCCGGCGATCTGGTCGAGCGCACGGCACGCGAGATCGTGGATCGCTGCGCCAATCGGCGCGCCTGGCTCGTGTTCTGTGCCGGTATCGAACATGCGCACCAGATCAGCCGTGCGCTTTTCGCGCTGGGCGTTACCGCACCCGTGGTGTCCTCCGAGACGCCCAGGGAGGAGCGGGACCGGCATATCCGCAACCACCAGACGGGGAAGATCCCGGCGCTGGTGAACGTCAACGTGCTGAGCGAGGGCTATGACGCGCCGCACATCGACGCGGTGATCATGCTGCGCCCCACGAAGAGCGCGGGGCTCTACTACCAGTTTGTGGGACGCGGGCTTCGGATCCACCCGCGAAAGCAAGACTGCCTCGTGCTCGACTTCGCTGGAAATATTGCAGAGCACGGGCCGATCGACGCGATCGACGTCAAGGGCGCAAGGCCCCGCGAGCCGGGTGCGGCGCCGACGAAGGTGTGCCCGACGTGCGACGAGATCGTGCTCCTCTCGGTGATGCTCTGCCCGAGCTGCGGCTACCAGTGGGAGTCGTCGGCCGGCGACGCTCCGCATGATGACAAGCCGACGGAGCTTGCCATCCTCTCCCAGCCGCCCGAGCGGGTGCCGGTCGACCGGGTGTCGTATCACCGTCACGAGGGCAAAAGCGGGATACCCACCCTGCGCGTAGACTATCACTGCGGGCTGATCGTGTATCGGGAATGGATAGCGCTTTCTCACGACCAAACCAACTACGCACGCTATCGCGCTGAACGTTGGTGGCAAGAGCGTTCCATCTCTCTGGTTCCAGGCTCGGTTGAAGAAGCGCTTCTTTGGTTGAGTATCGACGGAAACAAGTTGCGCGAACCGGAAGCCATCTGGGTACGCATTGCCGGTAAGTATCCAAAAATAGAGAGCTATCAATGGAGGACCGAGGATGGGACCGTTCACTCCAGACAAGCGTCAGCAACTAATTGAGCTGATCGAATCGCTGCCCGTCGTGACGCCGTGCACGCACGGCGGCATGGCCGAGTGCGACTACTTCGACGCGGAGCAGGCCGGCGGGTACTGCAAGAGGTGGGAACAACCGGTGCCGAGTGAGGCGCAGGCCGAGGGGTGCCCCGAGTGGGTGCCGTTGATCCCGTTTTGAGGAGATGAGATGACTGAGCAAGCACAAGCCTATCGCGTTGACCCCGCCGCGTCCGGTGGTGACTCGTCTGAGAGCACCCCGCGCTTCGGCCCCAAGGCAACCATGCACGCCGTGATGTCCCGCGCGCTGGATGAAGCGCACGACAACTGGGACGCAGCCTGCGACCTGTTCGAGCGCTGGATCGAGGAAGACCAGGACCTGTTCACGACGCTCGCCCGGCCCGCGCTGATGGCATCGTCTCGCAATGTGGCTAGAGAGATCCATCGGCACAAGCGCTCCAGATTGCGCAGCGAGGCGCGCTCCGTGACGGACAACAAACCGACGGTGGAGCACTTTCGGAGCCGTCTCTCTGGTCGCGAGCAGATAGCCGAGGAGCGCGAGGAAACGTTGTTCGACCATCCGATAACCGGAGGGCTAGCGCTGGGTGACGCGACAATCGTCGAGATACGCCAGATGATCGACGGGCACTCGACCCTGGCGCGCTCGAATGCGATCGAGGCCCGATTCTACACGTTGATCGCCAAGAAGCTCTCGGCGAACAAGAAGGTGCGCGACGTGTACACGCCGGAGGAGCTGGAGAAGCTCCAGAGGCAGGCGAACCGTGACTAGTCCCAACGATTTTGCCGGCGGCGACCACACATCCTACGATGCCTACACCGCGGCTGTCCCGCCGGCCCCTTCTTCCGCTGACCGAGGCCAGGGTCGTACAGACGCCCAAGGGCAGCCTGCCCGGTCAGCGGAACCCCTTTCTTCCGGTCGAGGCCATTGGACGTCCGACGACCAGCGTGTGGGTGCCCGGCCGGAAGACCCCTGTTCTGTCGGTGAAAGCCATGCATGCCCTGATGCCCACGGCGCGATTGCTCCGCCGACAGAGCCCTCTTCTGCCGATGGCGGCCAGGATGTCCTTGACGTCCAGCACCAAGGCGCCCCATCGGCAGATCCCTTTCGCGATGACGGGGGCCAGAAGTGCTCTGATGTCCAGAAATCGACCGCCCCCGCCATCGCGAAACTCATCGACAAGATCGCCGAAAAGGAGCGCATACACAGGCAACTTCTTCGCGCGGAGATACGCCTGAATCTTCAGATCCAGGCGATCGAGCGAGGCACTGCCGAGGCAGTCAAGAAACTTGGGAGCGACAGCGATCCCGAGCGCGCCGCCTTTTTCACAACCGAGACCCTGGCCATCGCGATGAGCGTCATTCGAAAGAGCCGGCTGCCGATTCGCCGAGAGATCCAGAAGCTCGCGAAGCAGCTCCCGGTGCACGCCTGGCAGAAGTCCGTCCCGGGGTTCGGTGAGTTCGGGCTCGGCCAGATCGTTGGCGAGGCCGGCGATCTCTCGCGCTACGCGAATCCCGCCAAGCTCTGGAAGCGCATGGGCCTCGCCGTCATCTACGGCGAGCGCCAGCGTCGCGTGAAGGGGGATGAAGCGCTCGAGCACGGCTACGTGGCCGAGCGACGCGCTGTCATGTGGACGCTCGGCGGCCCCCTCATAAAGGCCAAGAGTCCCGGCTATTACGACTTCTATCTCGCGGTGAAAGCGCGGTGGAAGGAGAAGCATCCAGAGAAGGAGTTCAGCCACACGGACAGCAAGGGGAAGCCCGTCTACAAGTACACCCCCAAGCACATTGACAACCACGCCAAGCGCGTGATGGAGAAGAAGTTACTGAAAGACCTGTGGCGGGCGTGGCGGGGTCATTGCACGGCTGACGCCCATTGAATGAGTTGCCCCGTCACTCCCGCCTACAGGCACACAAGGCACCCCCTAACCCATGCCCGCCCACCTACGCCGGCTCGTGCGTCAGTGCCGCGACTGCGGGGCTCGCGCGGAGGTCGAGTTGTTCAACACGCGCAACGTGTCGTTCGGCGAGTTCTGCCGGCCATGCGGCAACCGCCGACTGAAGGGGTTGCTGCGGGACGAACACCTACAAGCACAGGAAGAGAAAGACACATGAAGCAGATAGCGACTTTTGTTTCCGAGGATGGGAAGCGATTCACGGACGAGGCCGAGTGCGAGGCGCACGAGCGCGACCAGGGGTATGCCGGCCCGATCGCCGAGTACCTCGATTCGCTCGCGCTCGACAGCGACCGGGGGCGATCTATACGGCGTAACGCGATCGCCGGGTTCCTGCGCTGGCAGGCGGGGCAGGCCGAATCATGAGCGTGGCGCTCGCCGCCTACCTCGCGCCCCGACTTCAGGCGTGGGCCGCACGTCGCCCACCGGATCGGGCGATCGGCGACGGCTACCTGTTGAGGTGGTACCTCATCCGGCGCACCCCGGTGTGCAACGCCTACCTGCATTGCTTCACCGGCTCCGACGATGACCGAGCGTTGCACGACCATCCGTGGCCGAGCGCCTCGCTCTGCCTCTCGGGTCGGATGATCGAGGTCCTGCCCGATGAGGACTTCCGGTGGGTCGAGCCCGGTACCGTGGTGTTCCGGCGTGCGCGTCACGCTCACCGGCTAGAGCTGGTCAAAGGCCCGGTGTGGACGTTGTTTCTGACCGGACCGGTGGTGCGGGAATGGGGGTTCTGGTGCGCTCAAGGTTGGCGCCATTGGAAAGAGTTCTGTGACGAGACGGGCGACCGTCGTGGCCGAGGGTGCGACTGATGGACGAGGAATTCTGCGACAGCCTCGTGCGGACAATCGATACGGCACATGCGATCGCGGCGCTCCTACGTGCCTGGCACCCGAGCGGAGACGTCAATATGCGCGCGGTGTGGGGCGCGGCGGTCAGAATAGAGGCCCAGGGAGAAACGCTCACCCGAGAGGCGGTCACGCGATACCTCGCGCTCGAGACAGCGATATGACCGCCCCCGCCCGCAAGTCCGCCCACGAGCCCGTCGCACCGCTCGACCCGCGGCTCGCCGAGGTCCTGGCGGCCGAGCACGCGCGGCGCTCGTGGTGGGCAGACGCGACAATGCTGCTCGTGGTGTTCGTGGTGTTCGGTCTAGTAATGCTGGTGTGGTGAAGGAGGGTTGGATGAACGAGCAAGACATGCTGAGGGCCGGGGTGTGGACGACGGTCGAATCGATACAGCCCACCGTCTCGCTCCGCGACTACCTAGCCGCCCACTTCGCTGCCGCATGGACGGTGGCGCTCGCTCGCCGGTCGGCCTGGCCGGGTCTCGACGAGGGCACGGTGCGCGAGGCCGTACGCCTCGGGCTGTTGCAGGCCGACGCCATGCTCCGCGCTGGCGGGCACGTGGAGGAGGAACCGAAATGAGACTGAACATCTACGCAGAAGAGCTTCCGGCCGAGGACGATCCCCGAGCCGTCGATCGAGTATCCACCGTGGCCGACACCGGCCGTACGTTTTTCGGGGCGCGGCTGTACCTGCTCTCGGCGCGCGAGCTCCATGACGAGCCCGGCGACGACGATCGATCTGCTATCACGATCTGGGGGCCGCGCGCGAAGGTGGCCGCACTGCTGCGGCGGATGGCGGACGCGATAGAACAGGCTACGCAGCCATGACCGACGACGAACTGACCCGCCTCACCCTCGAACAAGTGCTGCCTCCAGACCACCCCTGGCGGCGGATGCACTTCACGCCTTCGGGGTCGATAGAGGACGTCTGGATACTCGTCGAGGCGCTGCACAAGGAAGGCTGGACCTTCTCCATTCTGTGGACGGCCACGGGCGAAGCCGAGGTGACGTTCGAGCACATAGACGATAGCCGACTAGTAATCAGTGAAGCGTCAGCGGTGCGAAGCGACCCCCTGCGCGCCATCGTCATCGCCGCGCTGCGGGCGGTGGGAGTTGAGGTATGACCAACTACACCTGCGACATTCACGGCGCCTCGCGCCACATCTGCGCCGAGTGCGCGCACAACGACCTGGCCACCGCGGAGGAGGAGATCGAGCGGCTATGCGAGCAGGTAGATAGGATCACTGAGATGCTCGACGAGGCGCAGCACGAGTTGGGGGCGCGGGACAGGGCGCTGGCCCAGCTCGCCGCCTCCGAGCGCCGGCTGGAGGAGGCGCGGAAGGCGTGGCGTGTGTTCCGCGCATCAGCGCTGATCGAGTTCCGGCCGTGGATGATCTACATCGCGCGCCTCGACCGCGCCCTCGCCGAGCCCGGGGAGCCGAAGCCGTGACCGATCCCAGATTAATCCCGCTCGCAATTGGAGATCTCAGTGCCCTGCGAGCGCTAGCCGCGCAGAACGGCAACCTGGATGCCTGGTGCGATGTGACGCTCCAATGGGCGGGCAAAGCAGCAGACGAGATTGCCCGCCTGCGCGCCGAGAACGCCGCCCTCCGCGCCTCTCTCGGCGAGCCGACCGGAGCGGAGCCCATCGGCTGCCCCTGCCCAGGTGCGTGCTCGGCGACGGCGTTGCAGGCGAGGCTCGCCGAGCGGGACCGGCAGCTCGCCGAAGCACGGGAGGCGCGAGACGCCCTGGCGGAATCGCTCGCAGCGCAGTACCCGGCTCTGCGGCTGTACTGGGAGCAGATCTTCGACCGCCTCGACCGCGCCCTCGCCGAGCCCGACGCAGAGGAGAATGGCGATGGATAACCAAGCCTATGCGATACCGCTCGTCGAATTGCTGCGCGACGTGCCGAAAGACTCTCGATTGATCATCGAGGGCAACTACAGCAGCCGCCATATCCCGGTGGGCCGCCACTGCCACGAGGCGGCAAAGGAGATCGACCACCTCCGCGCCCAGCTCGCCGAGCGGGACCGACAGATCGCGGGGGCATGGAAGGCATTGAATGCGGTGCCGTGGGCCTGGACGGCTGATCTGGATCCCCTCTTTCGAGCACTCGCCGAGCCCGAGGAGCCCAAAGCGAAGGAGCCAGGATGACCCGATACGCAGAGAGCACCAGTGTCCCGAGCGAGCGCAGCCGGGGCGAGATCGAGCGCGTGCTGTCCCGCTACGGGGCGACCGCGTTCATGTACGGGTGGACGGACAAGCAGGCGGTGATCTCGTTCGAGGCCCGCAACCGTCGGATCAAGTTCTTGCTGCCGCTTCCAGAGCGCGGGTCGAAAGCGTTCACGCGCACCCCGAGCCGCGGCACCCCCAGGAGCGCCGCACAGGCTGAGGCCGCGTACGAGCAGGCCGTGCGGCAACGATGGCGGGCGCTCGCGCTCGTCGTCAAGGCGAAGCTCGAGGCGGTCGAGACCGGCATCACGACGTTCGAGGAGGAGTTCCTCGCGCACATCGTCCTGCCCGACGGCAACACCGTCGGCGGCTACATGCTCCCGCAGATCGCCCAGGCGTACGAGAGCGGACGCATGCCGCCGATGCTGCCGCACCTGCCATGAGCACGGTCACCGAGCTTCCGAAGCTCTACGGCGTGGAGGAGGTCTGCGCCTGGCTCGGACTCAACAAGCGATCGGTGAGGCGGGAGATCGAGGCCGGGCGGTTGCCCTGCCGGCGCATTCGCGGTCAGGTACGCTTCACCCACGAGGACCTGCTTGGCTACCTCGAGGCGCAGAGGACGGCGATCCCATGCCCAGACGGCGACACCCCCGGCCCGGGCGGGTCGGCGACTACTGGCTCTCGCAGCCGTGGCCGGACAGCGGGATCTGGTACCGCACCTGGTACGACCGAGGCCCGCCCCGACGCCTCCGACGTGCATCGCTCGGCACTGAGGACTTTCAGGCCGCCTTCGACGCCCTCGTAGCCTGGGTCGCCGGGCATGCGACGCAGCCCGAGACCCCGGCCGCCGACACCCTCCTCGAGAGCGTGTGGCTGCGCTACTGGGAGCAGCACGGGAAGCACCTCGCGAGCGCGGAGGCGACCCGGATCGCGCTCGGCTACTGGTCGGAGCTCCTCCCCGAGGCGCGTGTCGCCGAGCTCACCCCGACGCGCCAGAGAGCCTTCGTCGAGGCCCTGCGATCGCGCGGGCACTCGAACGGGTACATCGCCCGGATCTTGACGGTCGGTCGGGCGGCGCTGAACCGCGCCTACCGCTACGGCGAGCTCGACCGGGCCCCCTACATCCTCCCGGTGCCGGCCGGTCCTCCCCGCGAGCGGCGTCTCTCCCTCGAGGAGATGGCGCGGTTCCTCCTCCAGGTGCGCACCGCTCACCTCGCCACCTACTGCGCGGTCGCGCTCGCCACCCTCGCCCGCCCCGAGGCCATCCTCGAGCTCCAGCGCTTCCAGCTCGACTTCGCCACGGGGCTCGTGCACTTGAACCCCGCGGGGCGGCCGCAGACGAAGAAGTACCGCCCGGTGGTGCCGATGGGGGCGACGCTGCGCCGGGTGCTCGAGCTCGGCACCGCCGCCCACGTGGTCGCCTGGCACGGCCGGCCGGTCGCCTCGGTGAAGACCGCCTTTCGCGACACCGCGGCGAGGGCGGGGCTCCCGGGGGTGACGCCCTACACGCTGCGCCACACCATGGCGACGGAGTTGCGCCGGCGAGGGGTGCCGCCGTGGGAGGTCGCAGGCATGCTCGGGCACAAGAGCGCGGGCTACGCGACCACCGAGATCTACGCGAAATACGACCCTACCTACCTCGGGCAGGCGGGGGTCGCGCTCGAGCAGTATTTCAACGACTTACGGGCGGAGGCGGGGCGGTTGCGATCAGGCTGCGATCAACTCCGTTCGCTCCAGATCCCGGAGAAGGCCGCCAAGGTGTTGATTGTGTTGGTAGGCGCGGCTGGAATCGAACCAGCAACAACTACCATGTCAACGCAGGGGGAGTCCCACAGATCAAGGGCTTGAGCGTACCACCTGCGACCAGCGACAACCGCGCGACGACCACAGAGCTTGATCGAACCTGCGGGTGCGATCAAGTTGCTGGCAGGCCTTGCCCCCGCCCGCGCCGAGACCGTAAGCTCCGGCTCCATGGAGCGCTTCTGGTACGTCTGGTGGCGGGTGGTCCAGTTCCTGTCCGAGATCCCGGTCACGGTCTACGTCATCGTGCTCATGGCCGTGCTGGCCACGATAGGAGTGTTGACGGAAGGGTATGTGCCACCCGGCGTCGGTTGGGACGGCCCGAGCCCGGACAGCTACCGAGCCCGGCACGGAGGCTAGCGCACCCGCTCCACCGCCCGCTTCGTCAGGTTGTTCTTGATCGCGAGCAGCCGGTCCATCTCCTGGCGCTTGCGCTCGGAGGTCATGTCCCGGTCGACCCGGATGTTTCGGATCTGCGCGTTGAGCTTCGTGAGCTGCCGGGACGTCCGGTTCAGCATCAACCGGTACCTGAGCTTGTCCTTCGCTGTTTCCTGTATGGCCTTCGCCTTCTCCGGATCTCGGTCCCGGCGCGCCTCCCGGATATCGCCGAAGAGCCGGTTCGCCTCCTCCATCGCCTCGTAGAACTCGGTGGTGTATCGGGTCGAGAAGCGGGGGGCAGCTCGCACGAAGTCCTTGATGAACGGGACCTGGTCGACGCGCTTGGACGGCTGGTCCGGCGCGCCTACCGCGCCCCTGATGGCGAGATCTGACGCACCAAGAGTGGTCGCCCCCAGCCACCCGAAGTAGCCCTCGACCAGGTGCTCGATCTGCACTGGGCTCAACACCACCTTGCCCCAGGTTGCCGCATCCATGCCATGGCTGATCTCGATCGCCGTGTCGCTCGTCCAGGCTTGCTTAATGCTCGTGGGCGACATGTTCCGACGAGCGTGCGGCGGCTCGATGGGGCGGCCGGTGAACGTGTCCTTATTCGCGTAGAGCTCGATGACGGGCATGAACGCCTGGGGCATCGGATTGAAGCTGAGCGTCTCCCACAGTGCGTGGAACATGCGCTCGAAGAAGAGCGGCACATGCACCTCGTCGTCGAACCACTGCTCGGCACCGCGCTCGGCGATCGAGGCGATGGCCCCCACCTCGAACGGACGGGGAATGCGGAACAGGAGATCGGATCCCGGCAGCTTGAACAGGTGGTAGGCGTCGCGCTCCCAGTCCTCGGCCGCCTTGTAGTCGTCGTCGTCCTTCATCGCAAGGTAGAGGAGCACGGAGGCCAGCGAGTAGAGCGCCACGGTCACGTGGAACCGGCGCCGCTGCTTGGGATCGACCGACGAGCGGGCCAGCTTGTCGAGCCCCTGGAGGCGGGCGTTCAGGAAGGGCACGACCTGGGCGAGCGCGCGGACCGCGACCCACGCGCCGGTGCGCGAGAAGTCGACGTGGTCCCGGGCCCGGAAGTTCGCCTCCAGGAGGTCCTTGCCCTCGAGGATGGCCCGCTCGAAGTCGGCCGCCCGGTTCACGTTCTCGAGGCGGGCCCCGAAGTCCTGGTAGGCGTCCCACCCGGAATACCGCTGAAGTACCCGGAGGATGGAGGACGGCGACGTGAGGATGGTATTGCGGTCGATGCCCCGGCGCACGAGGTGCTTGATGGCGCTCGGGTCGGCCCCGTGGATGTAGCCGGAGTGCCCGAACGAGCCGCCGCCTGCGAGCATGGCGACGTCGGTCGCGCCCCCGGGCTTCGTTGCCTTCCAGCCCTTGTACAGGTTCGCGCCGACGTTCGCCGAGACCCCCGAGACCGCGACCGCCTGGATGGAGTCGCGCAGGAGGTTGCGGACCTTGAACCCCGGGGAGGCGGTGACGCCCACGGTGTACGTACGCTTGAATCCGCGCAGCACGCGCATGGTGAAGTTGTTCAGCCCGTCGAACGACAGCGCGGTGAGCGCCTGGAGCACGAGCTGCCCCTCGGTCGATGAGTCGAGGTCGTACCAGACTTGCTTGCCGTCCTCACGGACGAAGACCGCCTTGTTGCCCTTCGTGTGCGCGGTCTTGCGCTGGGCGAGGCCCATCGTCTCGGCCGTCTCTAGCGCATGGCGCGCGGCCTGGTTCTTGAGCGAGGCACCGAGCAGGTGCTGCCAGTTGAGGAGCACATTGGTCAAGAGATCCTCGAGCGGGATGTCCGCGCCCGTGAGCTTCTTGTACGCGTTCTGGCGCACGAGCCCGCTAAAGCCGCGGGGGCCACGGGTGACGCCCTCCTCCTCGAGGAGCCGGTAGAAAGGAACGTAAAAGCCCTCGTTGCGCCACTCCTGCGCCTCGGTGTCGTTCACGAGCCCGGTGTCCACCGCGATCTGCACGACCGCCGCGGAGAGCGCCTCGAAGTCCTGGCGCACGGCGTCGTACACCCTGGCGCGCTGCCGGCCGTCGGCCATGGTCCCCTGGTCAAGGCTCTGAAGCGCCGCGATATCCTGTGGACTGAACAGCCGCTCCTTGCCCTCGGTCGCCAGCCGCTCGGCGCGGTGCCCGGCAATCCAGCGTAAGAAATCGTCGGTCTCGTGGCCGAGCGGCTCGAGCACCTCGCGCAGCCCCTTGGTGCGTGGGCGGATGGTGACCGCGTTCTGTATGAGCACCGGCTGGCCGTAGCGGATGGTCGCGTCCAGGGCGCCCGTCGAGGAGTGGGTGAGCTGCGCCATCATCCAGGTGCGCGAGTCGTAGAGGACCGTGCGGAACGAATCGAACTGGTCGATCGCCCCTTGTCGGAGCTTCGCCTTCAGGTTGTCCCGAGACTTCGCTATCCGCTGACGCAAGGGAAGTGCCGGGCGCTGCCCGAACTTGCCTCGCTTGATGGCCGCCTCCTGCTCCGGGGTGTACTGGCGGGAGAAACGAGCGACCTCCTCGATGATCTGCTCGGACGAGAACGCCACGACGTGGGTGGGTCCGCCCAGGTGGGCGGCCGTCATGATGATCCCGTCGTAGCCCTCGGCCTGGAGCTTGCGTGCGAAGGCGTGCGCGTCCTCGACCGAGTCGAAGCCGGGCATGTTCTCGGCGCGGTAGATCTTGGGCTTGCGGACGTCGAGATAGCGTTCGTCGACAACGCCGCCGTAATGCTCGGCGTCGGCGCGGTCGTCGCTGAAGAAGACCCCCAGGCCGGACGACGGGTGCCCAGTGGCGTGCCCCCGACGGGTTAGCTCGAAGTCTTCGGATCGGAGTCCTTCTCGGCTTCCCCGGAAGACGCGAGCAGGCCGGCCTTTTCGGCGGACGCGAGTTGAATCGCGCCACGATTCGTCAGGACGCCCTCCGCTACCAGTTCGGAAAGCGACTTGCACTTCCTGTCCGGATCGCCCATGTCCGGGATCTCCACGCCGTCCTGGTTTTTGTCCATCATCAGCCTCCGTAGAGAAGCGCGCCCCCTCGTCAACTGGCGGACGGGCCTGGCTACCAGTGCGTAGTCGTCGACCGGCCTGCGAGATCAGGATATCAAGATCCGTTGCGCTGAACAGATCGACGAAGCCGAGCCGGCGCAGGAACCGGCGAACCGCCTCGCGCACGGTGCGCAGGAGCGCCTGTAGCCGGGGCTCGGACGGGCGCTTCTCCGCGATCACGGCGATGACCTCGGAGGCGAATATTGCGTTGGTCGCGCTGTCCACACCGGGCTCTAGCCCCCACCGGTCGATGACCTCCTCCATGATGGGGAGCAATGCCCGGTCCTGGGCTCTCCAGAGCTGCATCACCCGCTCCAGCACCTCCCCGAACCGGTCCCCCAGCATCTCCTCCATGGAGTGGTGGCCCACCACCTCGTGTGCAAGGATCCGGCGGGCCCCCCGCCCAGAGACGATTGCGTCCGCAACCAGGTAGACCTCCCCCCGGTAATACGAACCCTCGACGATGGTTCCTGGGCCTCCTCCGAGCTGGGAACGTACGCCCTCGGGCAGTGCGTCCATGGATGGCACGACCTTGATGAGCGGGCCGCCTTTCCAGGCATTGCGCACCTTGGCGATCGCGCGCTCGACGTCGGGGACGGAGAGGCCGGCAGCCGCCGGCTTGCCCGTTGGCGTCCGCGAGAACAACGTCACCCCGGTGTCCGTCTCGCGCGTCTCGACCACGCTGAAGAAGTTGTCGAACGCCGCACGAACCGCGGGCACCTCGCCGGCCTGAAGGTAGGGGTAAGTCTCCCCCTCCTCGAGCCCGAGTGAGATCTTTGCGTTCCAGGCGCGCTCGGAGACGATGTTCGCGAGGTAGTCGTTCGACTGGCCTTCGTCCGCCAGCTTCGCGATGACGTAGTTCTCGAACGCCCGCGCAGACAGCTCGCGCCCGGTGCTCCAGTAGTCCTTGGTCCGTTTCGCGTCCAGCCGGCGCGACCGGGTGGCGATCTCCGTTGCTCGGATCGCCTTTCGCACCTCTCCGAACGCCTCGACCATCTCCGGGCGCACGCCCTCGCCGGGCGCGGGGCTCTCCGTCAGGTAGTCGGCCCCCCTGCCCCGCAGGCGGGAGAAATAGTTGTCGAGCGCATGGAAAAACTCATGAGCGAGCGAGCCCGCGCCCTTGGTCTTCGTCAGGTTGATGACGACGGTACCCGGCTCGTAGTGGGCTCGTGCCGCATTCTTGCCGCCCTTGCCGCGCGCACCGAACGCAAGGCCGAGCTCGCCGTTCAGGGACAGAGCACGGGGCGGAACGCCCAGGATGCCGGCGAGATCCATCAGGGCGTCGTACGCCTCGTTCAGATCGGCCTGCCGGCGCCCTCCCTCCACATAATTTCCAAATTGGACCCCGCGGAACCCGAACGCTTCTGCGAACGCCTCGGGCGTCACGTCGCCCCCCGACCGGTGGTCGATGCCGACGCGTGGTGAGTTCGTCTCCTTCCGGTGGGCCGGGATGTCCTTGTACGCCTCGAGCGCCTTGACCAGATCGTCATGGTGGTCGGCGAGGTAGGCGCGCGCAGACTTCACGTCGTCGAAGCGTTTCAGATCGATGGTGTTGCGCCCGATCTTCTTCCCGATGAAGAACCCGTCTTGTTTGCGTCGGGAGTAGATATCGAAGCGCACCTCGCGGGCCGGCTTCTCGTCGCCGAAGTGGGCGAAGCTTTTCTTGAACGCTTCGATCGCCGCCTCGCGCGTATCGCCCTGTGCCAGGGTGCGGGGCCAGTTGCTCCAGGCGCTCGCCTTCGCCGGCTTCTCCACCGACCAGATCACCTTGGGCGGCTTCTGGGGCTTGCCCTCGAGCATGCTGTACTGGCCCCTCACGACCCGCACGCCGCTCAGCGACTTCGTGTGGCCGACCGCGAGGTATAGATCAACACGCCCGGACATCCGGTCGTTCATGGGGGTGTGGCTATGAACATCGAGCCAAGAGCGCATGTGCTCGGACGTCTTCTTTCCGCCCAACAGGTCGTCGGCGAAGTCGCGTAGCGTGCGGACGTCCACGGACCAGCCCTTGATCTTCCACGCCTTGCGCGGCTTCGGCGGCACCTCATCACGAGCGGCATGCACGAACGCCACGGTCCACGGATCGGCCCCGTCATCGAGCAGGCGCTGGTAGTCCGGCTCTGGCCACGAGCGCGAGAGCGGCTCGGTGGTGATGTCGAGCTCGCCGGCCTCCTTGAGCTTCTCGCGATACGCTGCGGCGTAATGCTTGCGGGCGCCCTCTAGCACCGCTCCGAAATCTTCTATAGGCGCCTTCGCTGGCTCCTCGGCTGCCTTCTGCTGGCGCACCCGCTGCGTGCCCTCGGCAGCCGCCTGGCTCGAGGGCGAGAGCTCCGCGGTCGACTGTGACCCTCCGAGTGCGATCGGCGTCTTAACACCCGAGCGTGCCGAGAAATCGACCTGCGAGAGCGTGATCGTCAGCCCGTCGAGAGGCGTCCAGGCGCCCGCATACTTCCGCCCTTGTCCCGCCTTGACGTAGCCAAGCGTGATGTGCGGCTTGTACTCAGGGTAGGTATCCGTGGTCTCGAGAGCATCGCTTACCCGACGGTTCAGCTCACGTAGCTTCGGGCTTTCGACCCGAAGGACGATCGCGTCGGCGCGTCCATCCTCGACGCCCTCGAACACCTCGATACCCTCGACGCGCGCCTCGATCGGCCCCGCGCCTGCGAGCAACGGTGCCACGTCCTGCGCGGCGTCGGTGTGCAAACCGTACTTTAGCGTGATGTGCGGATCGGTCTCGAGGCCCTTCTCCGGATAGATGTCCTGCGGATCGATGAGCCCGCGCGCGACAGCCTGCACCGACCCGCTGAACTCGGCCTGCACCGGGAGCTGCGTCGATGCGAATTTGCGTTCCTTCGGAGCGGCCTGCTCCACGTCGGATATCGGGGCCGGCTCCGCCGCCTGCGCCGCATCAGCCTGCGTGCCTGGCGCCGCCACCAGGCTGCGCGCATACGCGTCGGCGCGCTCCATGTCGGGGAAGATACGCGCGACCGGCATGGCCGCGTCTGCGTCGGTATCCCTCAGCGTGACCGAATAGCCGCCGGAGTCGTGTCGCACGATGCGGGCCTCAGTGCCGTCTTTCTCGTTGCGGTACGCGGCGAGCGGTGCGTCCTGAACAGGTTCGGGTGCCGCCTCCCGGGTCACCACCCCGCCCCGGCGCTCCACCTCGGCCACGGTCTCGGCCCGCGCGCCCTCCGCCTCCTCGAGCAGCTCCTCCACCGCGGTCATGGCGGCCACGTGCGGCTCGAGCCCGTCCTCGGCGCGCAGCTCGCGCGCGCGTGCCTTCAGCGCGTCAACGTCAATGCCCGCCGCCTCGAGGGCCTTGCGGTGGCGCTTGATACAGGTCGTCAGTGCCGCCATCGGTCGTTGCTCGTCCAGATGAATAGGATGTCGAGAAGATCGCGCTCGTCGTGCAGGTGCCGGCGCCGGTGCCCGGCATGGTCGAAGAGGGGGTACCCGCCGCGCACATCCTCGTCGACGACGACAGGCGGAGGCACGAAGGCCACCTTGCCCTCGAAGCTCCCATAAAGCCCTTGGGGACCGCCATAGAGACCGAGGCGGGTGACCTGGTCGGTGTCGACGACAGGCGGCGCACCCGTCTTGCCCTCGAAGCTACCGTAAAGCCCCTGGGGCCCGCCGCACAGGCCGAGCCTGGTGACTTGATCGGTATCGACGGCAGGGGGTGTGCCAGCCTTCCCCTCGAAGCTGCCGTAGAGGCCCTGGGGGCCGCCGTAGAGACCAAGGCGGGTGACCTGGTCGGTATCGACCGGGGCGCCGGAGGACTTGCCTGAGAAGCTCCCGTAGGGGCGCCCCGGCCCGCCGTAGAGGCCGAGGCGGGTGACGGCCATCAGATCAGCTTAAAGAGGTCCCCGTTGCCGGGTGCCGTGGTGAGAGCGGTGAACGTGAGCAGCCCGCCGCTATTCGCCGAATCCGTGATGTTGGTGCCCTCACCCTCGCAGGCCCCGGAGAGCCAGACGATGACGCGGCCGATGAGCTGGTCGTCGGCGTAGCCGGTGAGATCGGTCGTCGCCTGCGTGGTGCTGAGCGTCCCCGTGGCCGCGGCGCCGAAGATAATGCCGAGCTCGAGGTTGTCGACTCCGGTGTCGATGGTGCCGAGCTGGGTGTCGAGATCGGCCGAGGCGAGGCCGACTGCGGTCCGGATCCCGGCCGCGTCCAGATCGTTCAGCGCCGCGAGCCCGCTGTCCAGCTCGGCCTTGGTGGGCGGATCGTAGGCGTTCAGGCCGTCGGTGACCTCGCTCTGCACCTCCGCGTCCCACGCAGCGTTCCAGGGCACGGCACTGAGTCCGGCGCCAGCCGCGCCTATCTCGGCCGTGTCCACGAGAATGGCCGTCGCGTCCGTCTCGATGTCGGCCACGGCCTTACCGAGCGTACCGGCGGTGGTGTGCCCGGAGAGCGCTTCATCAAGCACCGCGTCAGCAATGGCGGCGGCCGAGGGCGCGCTCGCCGCCGGCGACGTGGCAATGAGGACGATATCGTCACCCGTCGCCATGGTGAAGATCCCGGGATCGCCGTCCAGCGTCACCGTCTTGGTCGAGCCCACGTAGTCGAGCACGATGCCAACCGCCTTCTGCTCGGCCGTCGACTGATCAGTGACCACGACCAGGGCGCCGTTGTACGCGTCGTCGTCCGCCGAGCCCGCGGTGAGCGTGAACTCGGTCTGGCTCGCAAGCGTTGCGATAGTAGTCGACTGGAGCAGATCAGGCGGCGAGCCGCCCGCGCCGGTCGTCCACTCGGCGTCGCCCCGGTCCCGGATAGCCTCGAGCGCGTCCGTCGTCGGGTCGTACGCCCCCGAGCCGGCACCGGTCGCCTTGATCTCGGTCAGCGCCGTCGCGTCCCCGGTTTGCTTGCCGGCCAGCAGCCCGAGCCATTCGGCCAGCGAGGTGATGCCGGAGAATAGCGTGCTGGTGATGCGCGTGAGCAGGGTGTCGACGTTGGTGTCCACCGTCGCGAGCGCGGCGGCGGTCGCGAGCGCAGTCAGCTGGTCCCCGGTGCCGCCTGCCTCGGTCAGGCCTGCGCCGGCGGTGCCGATCTCCGCGGTGTCGACCAGGATGGCGTCGACCACGGTGTCGATAGCGTCGATCTTGCCGTCGAGCGTGGTGCCGGTGTCCACGAGAATTGCCGCGGTGTCGCTCTTGAGCGCATCGAGATCGAGCCCACCCGCATCCGAGACTGGCAGGCCCCCGGCCGCATCCGCTGCCGCGTTCGGCAACGCGGTGAGGCCCGCTCGCACCGCGTCCTCGGAATCGACATCGACCAGGCGCACGCGCCCGCCGATGACCACCATGCCGGTAACCGTGCCGCCGAAGTCGACGTGGTTCGTGCCGGTCGCGAAGGCGGCATCGGGCAGGTCGAGACGGTATGTGCCGTCGCCGATGTGCAAGAAGCCACCGTCGAGGTGCGGATCATCGAGCGCCGGCGTCGCGAGATCGGCCTCGGTGATAGAGGTCTTGGTCGCGCCCTCGCGGCGGTACCACAGGTCAATGCCGCTCGTGTTGAACACCACGCCTGTCTCCGGGGTGCCGTCCGTCGAGTCGATGATGCGAAGCGTGACAGAGCGATCCGTGGCGCCCTTTTTCACGATGTCGTGCAGTGCGCTCAAGGCTCTCTCCTACGACAGGTAGTGCATCATGTGGGCGAGGATGGTGCCGCCGCCGCCGCCCGCCAGCGGGTACACGTCGGCGCGGAAGCTGGACATGAGCTGGGTTCCGGACGTCACGGTGGTCGCAATACCGCACCCGGTCTCCGACTGGAGTTCCGTGTGTCCGGTCTGATCGACGCCGATCTGCGTCCAGTTCGTGTCTTCGCCTGGATCGGTGGGTTCGGCGCCATCCGCCGCCCGCCAGAACGCCAGCGTCGAGCCCTCGGCGGTGACACGCAGCCACTCGCCTGACACGCCCTGCGACGTGACTAGGTCCGACACGGACCCCGCCACGACCTTGGTGAGACGTCGCCCGGCGGCTCCCCCGCCAACTACCCTCACGCCGTAAAAATTGTCCTCGTCGATCATGCGCACGGCGAGCGCCGCGTACACTTCGTTCAGATCCTGGGTCGATACGCGCTTACCCCACGCTTGCTGATCGGCGCTCGATAGCGCAGGCAGAATCGCGTGATACCCAGCCTCCCAATCGCCGGCGCCGGTACCGTTGTACGACCACGCGCCGGCGCTGAGCGGTTGGACGCTCACCGCCGAAAAGTTGGCTGTGCCGGTCCAGTCCCACCCCGCGCCCACGTCCGGGGTGTGGTCACTCAGGCGTACGCGGTCCGCTCCTGTTTCAACGAATTCGTCTTCGAACGCCGCCATCAGCCGAACTCATCCAAGAAGCCCCGCGTGCGCTGGCTTGGATCGTCGCGCAGCGTCCGCCGGCCGGTCTCGCCGATGCGGCGCAGGACCTCGCAGAGAGCGTCCTCCCACGTCTCCCATGTGGTGTCGTCTACCGTGCCGCCGATGCTGCTCTCGATGGCGTTCTTGATCGCGTTCCGCGCCGGGTTACGCACCTGTGCGTAGGACTGATCGAGTTGCGCGGCTGGCAATGCGACAACGCCGGTCAGCGCCGCGAGTACCGCCGGATCAAACACCGCCTCGTCGTAGCGCACGAGCACGAGCCCGCGGGTGGCGCCCCGGAGGTAGGTCGCCCAGGCGCCCTCGCCCATCGGCGGCTCGACGGTCGTGAGGTAGTCGCGGATGGGATCGGTGACGCCGGTCACAGTGACGATGTAGGCGCGGATCTTCAAAACGCCACCGCCTCAATCGACCGGATGTACCCTTCCCCGTCCCGCTCCGTGACCGTGAACCGCCAGCCCCGGGGCGAGGGATCGCGCTCTTGGAGATCCGTGATGGCCTCCACGAGCGCCGCACGCGTGGCCTGCTCCTCGCGCACCAGGCGCTCGAGGGCGGGCTCCACGGGGGCCGGCTTGGGCTCGGGCAAGGGCTCGGGCTTCGGCACCGCCTCAAGCGGCGCCTTGCGCTCGATGACGCGCGCCGCTCCCTTGGCCTTCAGCCGGCGCAGTTCCTCGGCCGAGAGCTTTCTCATGACGCGAGACAGTCCAGCAAGGTGTTGAGCGCCTTCAGCCGCTGGTCGTGCTCGCCGAGCACCTCCTCGGCCGAACGAGTGATCTCGTAGACGTTCCCCTCCTCGTCCTGCGCGCGCTCTTTGAGCTGGATGGCGGAGAGCGCCTTCGCCGGGCGCTTGGCGCGCAGCTTATCGCGGGCGGTTGGGGGGGTAGGCGCCGGTGGCGCCGGGGGTGACTTCGGGAGCGCTGGGGGTGACTTCGGGGGCGCCGCCGCAAGCAGATCTTGCTGCCCGGCCGCGGCAGCCAGGTCGGCCTCACGGTCGGAGCCAGTCAGGGAGAACCGGTCGCGCTCGGCGTCGGCCTTGGTGCGCTCCTCGTCTAGCGCTCGAGCGCGGGCGGTGTCGGCTCGGCTTCGCTCTTGCTCGGCAACGTCGGCTTCTGACTGGGCGGCGAGGACGAACGCTTCCGGCGCTTGGGCTTGTGCCCTTTCGCCTGGTTCTGCCGGCGCAGCTTCAGCACCCTCAGCGCGGATTCGTTGGGCGGCATCGCGTAGCTCCTCGGCGATCTCGGCATCGGTGCGGTCCTGCATCGCGCCGCGCTCGATGATCTCATCAATCGTATCACGGTCGAGCCCGGCGTCCTCCGCCCACTCGGTGGCGTCCATAAGCACCCGGTCGCCGTCCTGGAGCCCGGCGTACTCCTCGGCCTCGAGGTAGGTGTCGCCGGCGGTGAACGCCTCGAACGCGGCGTCCATATCGACGTCCGCGGCCGGGTGCGCAACTTTCTTCCCGAGCAGCGCGTCGTGCACGAGCTCGGCCAGCACGTTGGGATCGGGGTTGCCCTTCTCGTCGACGGTCGGCCAGCCCTGCTCGGCCAGCACCTCGGCCATCGCGTCCCACGACTGGCCCTTGCCGTTCGCCTTGAACACGGGGGCGATCTTCCAGCCCCGGCGGTTGCGCTCGGCCGGGTCGACCCCGAAGCCCACGGACTCGTCCAGATCGAGGCCGCCCTTCTTTGCGATCGCCGAGAGGATGTCGCCGCGCTTGGTATCCACTTGCTCCTGGTAATAGCGGTCGCGCGGGGAGGCGGGGGGCGCGGCTGGCTCACCCTTGACCGGGGCCACCTCCGGCACCGGCGTGTTAATTTTCTCCCCCTCGATCGTGGGGGAAGAAAGTAACGGGGGCGCCTCCGGCTCCGTCCGGGACACGGGTTCGCCCTCCACCCGGGTCTCCACGCCGAGCCGGCCGGGGGCGCCCTCGCCGTAGGGGATCCCGGGCTCCATGGGCGCCGGTGCCGGCGCCTGCTCGACCACCGGATCGGCCGCGATAACCGCCTCGAGCTCGGCGTCCAGGGGCGCAGGTGGACGGGCGCCGGGCGGAACGTAGTCGATTCCCCCGGGGTAGCGCGACGGAGTAGGCGCGCCTGCGACGAACGCGTCCTCGGCAGTCGGCTGGGCGCCGGCGGGGGGTGGGACGAAGTCGATGCCGCCCGGGTACTCGGGCTTGCGCTCGAACGTCGGCTGGACCTCGACCGGCGTCCGGAACTCGACGCCGAGCTCCTTGAGCTTCTGCGTGACGAGATCGCCCATGGTCGGCTGGCCGGGGGGCGCGGACGGTGCGGCGCCCGCCTGCTGGCCGGGGGGCGGCTCGGACGGGGGCGGCGGCGGCACGTTCGGGCGCGCCGGAGCAGCGAGACCGCCTGCGGCACCGAACAGGCCGGCCGGCGCTGCCATGCCGATGGCTTCGCCTACCCCCTCGGAGACCGGCACGGACGGATCGATCTGCCCACGCGCAAGGTTGGCAATCGCCCGCCCGGTGCCCTCCTCCGTCATCTCCTGCGCCGTTTCGCCGAACGCGCCGATGACCATCGCGCGCAGCTTGCCGGCGGCCGGGATCTTCGCGCCCACCAGCGCACGCTCGAGCACCAGCGCGCCGGGGATAGCGTTGGTCGCGGCCGAGACGAGCGCGCCCTTCAGCGCCGCGTCACGCGACAGCTCGATCGCGACCGCGTGACGGGCCGCGTTGTCGTCCAGCCCCTCCTGCACGAGCGCCTGATAGGCCCCGTTCTTGGCCCACAGATCGGGAGACATCTCCATGAGACCTTCGTAGGCGTCTCCACCCACGTCAGCCCCCTGCTGTGCCGCCCCGGTCCCGATTGCCGTCCCGAGCGCGGTTCGCCCGGCCACCTTGGACGAAGCACCGAGCGCAGCCGCCCCGGCCCCCGCAACCCGGCCGGCGCCGGCACTCGGCACCAGCATCGGCACTTGCTCTGCGAGCCAGGACGAGAGCAGTGCTGGATCGAGCAGCGTCTCTCCGGCCGCGGCCACAGCCTTGCCGACGATCCCCTCTGCGCCCTCGATGGACTCGGTACGCCGACGTTCGCGCGCCTTGAGGCCCTCGGACTTGCGCTCGTCCCAGAACTCCCGGGCGCGCCCTCCGTGCCGGGTTGCAACGTTCTCGTCCTTCCCCTGGACGAGTGCGCCGATACGGCCGAGGTTCTCGACCATCGCCCCGGCGCCCGATGCGAAGGACACGCCCAGGTCGGAGGCGGCTTCGCCAAAGGTGCGTTTCTCTTCGAACTCCTGGTCGAGCGGATCGGCCTCCCAGAAGTTACCCTCGTCGACGACCTTGTCGGCCTCCCAGAAGTTCGGGTTACTGGCCACGAAGAGCGTTCCCGATGACGTCTCGAGCCACAGACCCTATGCTTGGTCGTTGACCGCCTCTAGAGTCCTTGGGGGTGGACATCAGGCGATCGAAAACATACTTCGCTCGTTGCATTTGCTCACGAGAGCCACCGACATTCATGAACGACTCCAATTGCAGCGCAAGCTGCCGAGCTTTGTCTCCTCCCAGGTTGAAGAAGCCTTGTCCATCGACAACGGACTCCATTTCTTGCAGCACGGATTCAAGCTGAGGATTGTCATCAGACGGCCCAGAGCGACTTTCGCTAACGCCAGGGTCTGAAGGCGGGTGCCTCGTTGCGGGCTCGGTTGGAGGCGCAGGCGAAGCGATGCTTGTTGGCGCGGGCTTTCCCGCAGAAGACGAATCCTCACCCTTGACCCTCACCTTCCCGTCCGGCGCCCGGTAGCGCGCGCCCTTCGGGAGTGCGTCGTACGCCTCGCGCGTGCCGACGGTCGGCACCTTGTCCGTCGCGGGCGCCAGCGCATTCGCTGGGGCTGGCGTATCTGCCACCGGCGCAGGTGCCGGAGGACCGCCGGACGGGAACTTCTCACGGAACGCCTCGAGCGCCGCGTCCGCCGCCGCGGTGTCACCGAAGCCGGCCTCGAGCGCATCCGCCCATACCTTCTGCTCGACCTCGTTGCGCGGCTTCTCCTTCGCCTGGCCGATGAGCTCCTGGGCCTTGAGCGTGGCGTCGTGCTCGCTGAGGCTGGGGTCCTTCGCACGCAGCGCACGCGAGAGCACCGACAGGTGCTGCACCGAGGCGCCCGGCATCTTGGCCGCGTTGTAGTCGAGCGCGTTGTACTCGGGCCCCTGATTGGTGAGCTCCCCGTTCGTGTACATGTCGTCGCGAGCCCGCCCGCCCCCGAGATTCGTGGTGAACTGCTGGAGCTTCTTCGTCGCCTCACCCCGGAGCCTGCGCATCATCTCGGGATCGTATTGCTCGGGGAACTCACCGGGATCAATAAGCCCCTGCTGCATGCCCTGCTGCACCCACGCGCCATATGTGGCCTGGTCCCCCACCAACCCAGAGCGCTTAATGAAGTGCTCGAAGCCCGCCATCATGTATGCCTGGTCGCCCTGCCGGAGGCTCTGCTCTCCCTGACGGATCGCCAGCTCGTTGCGCTGCGCACGCATCGGCGCCTCCGACCGCGCCTGATCCATCTTGAACGCGTTGATCTCTCGGTTCTGCTGGGCGCCCTGAACCCGCTCGGCCGCCAGCGCAGCGTCGGGAAGCGACATGAAGTTATATTGCGCCATCAGATCGGCCCCATTCCCATCCCTATACCCTTCCCCCCGACAGGCACCTTGTTCTGGTTCAGGTACTGCGAGAAGGCGAGGTTCCCGAAGCCCGACTGGAGGGCGTTGTTCATGTTCGCCCCCTGCTGACCGTAGATATTCGCGAGCGAATTACCGGTGTTCATGTGTGCACCGGAGATATTACCCGCGGCTTGGGCGCCCGCCTGCGCGGTGCCCCCGGTAGCGCTCGAGCCGTAGCCGGCGAGGTTGAAGATGCTGTTGAGGTAGTTGCCCCACTCGTTCGAGGCGTAGTCCTGGTTGTAGCGCGTCGCCTCCTTGACCGCCCGGCCGCCGAGGCGCGAGCTCCCCGCCGCCTGGCGCCGGTCGAGCGCCTTGTTCCCCTCGTCGAGGCGGAACCGGTAGCCCGGCGAGTACTGCTCGAGGGAGGTGTTCGCGTCGACGTCGGCGTAGCGCCCGGCCTGGCCCGCCTTCCCCTGCGCCTCGGCAATCTGCCGGTCGAGCTCGGCGATCTGCGCTTGCAGATTCGAGCCCCCGCCACCCGGAGCCCCCGGGGTCCCGAGGCTGGACGGATCGCCAATCGGCTTGTCCGTCTGCACGAACATGTTGCTCGGCCCGTTGTTCGTGACCCAGCGGTACCCGGCCGGCATTCCCGTCTCGCCGCCGCCCTGCTCGAACACCCACTGGCCGTCGCCCTCCTGGCCGCCCCCGGCGCCCATCTGCGCCTGTAGCGCATTACGCTGCGCCTGGAGCGACGCAATGTCGGTACCCGCGGCATCCCCCCGGCCCTTGATGCCGTAGGGCCCCATGAGCATCGCGGAGAGGTAGTTGACAGCCTCGCCGCCGGCATCCCGGTAGGGCGCGAAGTCGGAGCGGGTCTGATCGTACTGGCGACGGTTCTCCTCCACGGCCATCCGGTTCGCGTTCTCGACGGCGTCGGCCTGCTTGTCGCCGGCCTTTTTCGACATCGCGCCGCCGATCAAGGAGGCGGCGATCCCAGCGATAGCCATCCAAGCCATGACCCAGCTCCTAGAGACGAATGCTCGTGAACAGGTAATCGCCCGCGGGCGGCGTGAGTCCGCCGCCGGTCGGGTTGACGAAGGCCACGGCCACCGTGTCGTCCGCGCTCACCCGGGCGCCGGCGATCCCGACGCCGGAGGTCGTCCCCGGTGGGCTGACGCCGATGATGTCGGCGCCACGTACCCCGGGGACCGTGAACGTCTGCTCGGCCACCGTGTTCGCCCCGACCGACGAAGGCGTCAGCGACACCCGGTAGGTCTGCATCTTCGGGAACCCGTCCCGGAGCTTGCGCAGCCAGCGCAGGAACAGGTGCGGGCTCGCAGTCTCATCGAGTTGCGGGGGTGAGATCCCGTGCTCGATCACGCGCTGAGCACCTCGATGTCCAGGTAGCCGTTGATGATGGTGAGTTCGACGGGATCGGTGACCACGATCTCGAACACGAACTGCCGGGCGATCCCGAGTTGACGCCACACCGCGCGCTGCGCGTACTGGCCCTTCTTCCCGAGCGGACGCCAGAGCTCCGAGGACCAGGTCTTCCCGCCGTCCTTCGAGTAGCGGAGCATGATCTGCGGATCACTGCCCTGGCCCGACGTCAGGCCGACGCCTGCCTCGCACTCGACCTCGATCTCATGGATGTGCAGCCGGCGCCGGTCCCGGTGCACGACCGCGGTGCGGCGCAGCCGCTCGATCGGATCGCCGTTGTCGGTGTACGTCGCGTAGTCGAGCTCGTAAAGGTTCCCGTTCAGGTAGTCGCCCGCGAAGTGGCGGTTGTCGAAGAATCCGTGAGTGTTCGCTCGGTGCCGCCCGATCCCATGGGATCCGGACTCGTGCCACATGCCTTGCTCCACGTGAAACACGTAGGTCTTGCCGGCCGCCGGGAACGTGAGCTCGTAGAACGTGCCCCCCCGCAGCTTGTAGGCGAAGCCGACGGCGTCGGTGATCGTGTCGAGCTCGCCGAACTGCCAGTTGTGGGCGGGCGTCGAGATCACCTGGCCGGCGAAGCCGTCGACCATGATCGCCACCCCGCCGCCTCCCCGGGTGCGGGCGAGCCAGAAGAACCGGCCATCCGCCTCGGCCAGCGACGCCGGCGCCTGGATCCCCCACTCGAGCGCGCCGTTCGCATAGGGATCGAAGGGGAAGTCCGCGTTGCCCGAGTTGTAGTAGACCTCGGTGGTCACCGAGCCGATGAGGTAGAGATCCTTGTGATTCGCGGCGACCGCGAGCACGTCGTCCGGGTTCGCCTCGGCCACCGTGAAGTCGAGCGCCGCCCAGGCGGTTGGATCTTCGAGCGCGGAGACGTAGACCTCGTCGCTCCCCGGGCTGTTCACGATGAAGTACCCGTCGAGGTACGTGACGTGCGTCGCGCCGTCCGGGAAATCGCCGTCGGAGATGGCCGCGAACGTCGTCCCGTCCCACGTGTAGCCGGCGGTACCGTCCACGGCCATCACGTAATCGCGCCCGGCGACGATCGAGCACCGCCCCTCGACCGTGGACAGGCTGCCGATCGTGACGACCGCCTCGTTTCGATCGAACGAGAGGAGCTGCCCGCCCGAGACGACGTACATGCGACTCTGGAACTCGACCCCGTTCGAGCGGTGGGGGCCGTTGCCGATCGTCGTCACCAGTTGCAGCCCCGGAGGGCAGTAGAGCGCGAGCGGTGTCTTCGCGTTCGCTTTCTCGACCTGCGGGTAGAGGTTCAACGTGCGCTGGGCGTCGACCTGCACCGACCGGCTCGGAGTGCCCGGGCCGACGAACGGAACCTGGGTCCTCAACGCAGGTAAGCCTGCACGTGCAGCACGGTCATCATGGCGCACTGCCCGCCGTCCGGCGGGTCAAACTGCCACATGACCTCGAACCGCCCCTCCTCGAGCGCGACCCAGGCGCCGCACCCGGCGCGTTGACCGCCCACGCCAGATTGCACCGACTGGCAAGAGACGGGTGCTGCTGTGCGCGCACCGAGCCGCTGGATGTAGAGCCTGAACCCGCAGTTGCCTGTGCCGGCCTGGCGGGTGATGACGTTGACCCCACCGACGTACACCGCTGTCGCATCATCCGGCACGCCAAGCGACACCACGTTTACCGCATCCCACACGCCGGCGGCCGGCCCGAAGTCGAGCTGCTGCCCCGGGTAGGGGCACGGCGAGTTGTACTCGGGCGGGAAGTGACCGAAGCCCCATGCGCGAGGCGTGCTCGTCGGCGACCACGCACCGCAGCCGCCGATCACGCCGCCGTCCTCATCCCACAGACCCACCGGCACGCCGACGGTATGACCCTCGGCCCAGTCGGCGCGCACGGGCCCCGCCAGCACAAGGAGCGTCGCCAGAGCGACGCAGCGGCCTATCATGGACGCGACCGCCACTGTGCCCTGTCGCCCGGATCTGGCGGATCACCCGCCGCCAGGGCGTCCAGAAGACGCTCGCGAGCCGCGAGCGCCGCAGCCTGCGCCTGTTCCGCAGCTACCCGCGCCGCGTGCTCCTGCTCCTGTTGTACGCGGGCGGCCAGCTCGGGCTCGGTGAGTTCCCGGCGGACCGTCTGGCGGGTCTTCAGGTTGATGATCGTCTGGGTGGTCACTAGGCGGCCTTCCTGAGCCCGTACAGGGTGTAGTTCATGGTGTCGATGTTCCCGGAGGCGAAGAACAGGCGGAATCCGTCGACCTCGTCGTTGGAGTCTCCGAGGTTCCCGGCCATCGTTGCTGTGGTCATCTCGGGGCTCGCGCTGGTGCCGTGCATCTCGCAGCGCACTTGAGCGCCTCGACCCACCATAGCCTGCTCGCTGATGATGATTCGTCCGGTGTGACGCTCATTGGTCCCTGTGCCGGCGCCGGTCCACGAAAGCTGGACGCCGGAATCGGAACCGCTGGCCGCTTTCGACAGGCTGTTGGTCGACCCTGCGCCCCAGCCTACCCACCAGTACGAGGTCCCAGCCACCCAGTTATCACCCCCGTCGCGGGTGAATTGAAGCCGGAAGTGCTGCGCATCCGTTGCCGGCTTGAGGGAGTCAAAGACCAACTCGTACGCCTGGTAGTCGTCGGTGAGGCCGAGCACCGTCAGGAACGCCTCGTCGTCCACCGCGCCGGTCGCCAGGACCTCCCGGCCCTGGTCCACCCACACCGGGTCGTTCCCGTCGCTGCTCAGCACCTGCCCTGCGGTACCAATCGCAAGGCGATCAGCCTCGCCGGTAGCGTCCCCGATGACGAGATCGCCCCGGGTCGTGATCGTCGTGACGAGCGCGCCTTCGGCGAAGATCACGTCGTCGAAGCGCGTCGTGCCGGTCGTGGCATCGGAGGGATCGCAGCCGATGAGCTGGATCTTCGCGAGCCGTGCCGTCGAGGGCGGCGTGACCACCGCGCTGTTCCGCTCCCAGCTCGTCGGGTTCGCCGCGTCGTCGGTGTAGACGGTGGTGCTCGACACCAGAGCACCGGCTGCGGTGTACCAGTGCACCTTGACGATGTTCAGGGTGTCGACGACCGAGCTCTTGATGAGAAAGCTCAACTGGTAGGCACGAAGCGGCGTGACGGCTATGAAGCTGGTCGACTCGACGTTTCCCCCGCCGCTCCCGGTCGAGGTGAAGGCGATCGACCTCAGCCCGTGCTGCTGGTCGGACGTATCGAGCGCGACCGTGGAGCCGCTCTCCTCGGTCAGCGTCCAGTCGTCCGGCGTCTTGCCGTCCCCGTTGCTATTGCTCTCAAACGAGCCGTTCGGCGCCAGGTTCGCGACGCTCGATGCCCCGGTGTCGTCCGGGTTGATGGCGTCCTCGGTGTAGATCGTGACGTCGTCGGCGTCCTTGACCACCACCTTGTAGTTGCCATTCAGGTGGACCGAGGCGCGCCCCGCGCTGTCCAGCACCACCGGGTTCGCGTTCGCCACGGCCAGCGCGGACGTGGTGTACGTGTCCTTCTCCGTGCTGGTCCCCGGCTCGTAGAACTCGACCTTGCCCCCGGCGAGCGGATCGCCGTCGTTGTCGAAGAGCTGGACGCGGCCCCCGAGGAATAGCAGCTTGCTCACCTACCCCTCCTGGATGTTGTAGTGGGTCGGGCGGAGCAGAGCACTATCCACGCGCGCGAGCGGCACCCGCCAACGCCGGGTCATGGCCTTCACGTCGCGCAACGTCTCGACAGCAAGCGCGATCGTAGTCTTGCGCGCCTCCCGCCCCTTACCGCTCACGAGGCGCACCGCAAGGTTGTACTTCATGGCCTCGATCCATTCATCCGGGAAGCTGTCCGACGTGTCGAGCGTGGTGAAGTGCGTGAAGGGCTTCAGCGCGTGGAGGAACAGCGTGTAGGCCGCGTCCGGCTCGAGATCGAACCGCAGCCGCCCGAGCAGATCCTCGGGCTCGTAGTACCAGCGCCGCGGCCGGCCCTCCGTGCTCTTCGTCGAGATCCGCGACCACTGGCCGAGATCGATCTCGCGCGTCGGATAGTCGGTGCCGGCGCTGTCGCGCAGGTAGATCGCCGAGATCCCAAGCGGGCGCGCGGTGCTGAAGTCCCCGCCCGTGCCGATGGTGTACACCGACTGCCCGACGACAAGCGCGAAGCTCTCGCTCGTGATCGCGGGCACCGTGAGCTGCTTCGCCTGCCAGGCGTGGAGCATCACGTTCAGGGCGCGCAAGCCCCGGGACATCTCGTAGGCCGACGGCGTGTTGCCCTCCTCGAGAAAGCCCTCGGCGTCGAGCGCATCCTCGATGATCTGGCGGGCGGTGGAAGTGAGGGCCATGCTAGCGGCCTTCGTGGGTGCGCAAGGTCACGCCGCGATCCTCGGGCGGGGGTAGGTAGGTGCATTGGAGCCGGCGGCAAAGACCCCCCGCCATACTATTCCGCCCATGAAGTTGTTGTACACCGCGATGTCGAGCGTCGCATCCCGCACCGTTCCTACTGCGAACGTGGACACCCGCCCCGTGCCAGTGACGCCGGCCCCAAGCTGTTGTTCGAAGCGTAACTGCCCCCCCGCCGAGATAGTTGCACCGGTCGCGTCTCGGTGGCTCCCTGAACCCGTAAGCGTTCCTGGGTTGACCTCCCACAGCTCCACATCGTCGAGCGCCGCATTACACAAGCCGTTTGACCCGTTCGCGACATAGCGAATCACGCGGCACGCGTGGGTATCGCCTTTCAGGATCACCAGGCAACCGTCGACGCCGTTCGTGCCATCAGATATCAGAAGGCCCTCGACCCCGCCCGGACCCGTCACCGAGACCTTGTCCCATCGCGCCACGGTGTCCAATGTCGATGAACCGACCGAAAGCGTCAGCACCGGATTGGCAATCACAGGAGTAAAGGTGTACGAGAACGCCACGCCCGTTCCCGCCTCCACCAGCTCATTGAGGTAGCTACCGTCGTCGGCGGCCGTGCCCACCTTGACGCGGTTAGACCCCCCGATCTTGTGCCCAGAGAGCGTGTACTCCTGCCCCGGGATCAGCCCGGAAAGCTGCTGAGATATCCACTTTCGGTCAGCCGCGCCGTTCTTCACCTCCAGGCCGTTCTGGTACGTGCGATCGACGTGGTAGCCCACAATGGTCGTATCCTCGTCCTTGGCGGTCCAATGTGCCCCCGCATGGATGAAGTCGCCGTCGATCAGGAATTCCTTACCGCGCGCGAACAGATAATCGAACTCGTCCGGCCAACGTTCGTGCATGGGCTCGTTGTCAAACGCGATGCCATTCGGAGAGAACAGCACGTTGAGGGGTTTGGGCTCCTCGGCAAGGAACTTCAGCATCGCGTCACACTGCTTCACCCCGTAGCATACGGGGGGTGCGTAGGGCTGATCGTTTACTTCACTTCGGAGAGGCACAGTCGCCCCGCCGCCCGCATTGGATGTGGCGTGGTTCGCTCTCCCGTACAGGTGAGTATCTCCCTCGTCCTCCGCGTTGTAGGGCATGATGAAGCTATTGCAGTCGGGTGAGACGAACGCGCAATCGCCGATCCGAAAGCCCCATCCATAGCCGGTATCCGCCGCTTCTCCGAGGTAGGCCGGACTGCACGCATCCGCGCAGAACCGCAGGTAGCAATCACGGGCGGCCGACCACCAAGGCTCTGCGCGTGGGATCTTCCGATCCTGGCCGGCATCTGCGTCGCGACCGTGGTTGGGGCTGACCTCGTTGTCCCCCCAGATCACCAGGTGCGAGCAGTTATGACGCACCCATAGTCGGTCCGGGTACGTAGACTGCCGGCACTCGGTGTCGCCACGAATGAGCCCGTACCACATGCACCAGGCGACCGCGTAGTCCCACTCCAATTCGGAATCATCGGCGTACCCCACGGGCGCGAGGCCGCTCTCCGCATCTTCGATGGCGTCAACGAGTTGCGCGTAGTTCGGATCGTCAATGCAGGCTGTAAACAGGACTGGGGGCCCAGACGCCTCGATCTCGGCCTTTACTGAGCGCCAGGGGCCTCGCCCGATATACTGCACATCGGTCATGCGCTCGCACGACCACATCAAGAATCGGTAAGGCTCGGTTTCGGTCGGGTGAGTGCGGAACGAGAACTCGATGCTCACGCCGTCGCACGTCAACACCCCGCTATGTCGGGTGAACGGCGCGAGCGTAGACAACGTGACCGTGGCCACGCTGCACACGTGCTTGCCTGCTTCCGCCGAGTTGTCCGCGCCCATGTCGGCCCAGGCACTGACAGAGACACCCCCGCTGATGCCTGAGACCGTGATGGTGCCGCCGCGCAGAGAGCAGACGCCGATCTTGGCGCTGCTCGCGGTGCAGGCGCCGACAACAAGCTCGACGCCGGCCACGGACGAGAACGGGACGGTCACGCCAGCCCTCGGAATAGCCCGTAAGGCAAGTACGACCGTGCATGCAGTTTGGCCATGAGCGCCTCAACATCCGAGAGAGGCTCAGAGAAGCCAATGATGCCAGCCCGGCGCGCCATGCCTTCCCATAGCGTGGCGGCGGCATAGGCACCGTTCGCAAACCCGCCTCCAACAGTCAATCGCGATGCCGCCGCTGCTTCCGCCGAGAACGCCTCCGCAAAGGAGCCGACGGTCTGCGTTGAGGTGTCCGTCTTGTTGAGGGTCCCGCGATGAAATGCAGCGTAGGTGTTGTCGGTGAAGTCCAAGTAAAGACTCATACCCTCGTCTGTGTCGTCTGAGAAGGCATCGCCTGCGGCTCCGTTGATTGTCTCGACCGAGGTAACGTCGCTGCCCTTGAGCTGCAACCGGATCTTCTTGTTCGCACGGTCGAGCGCCAGTCGAATCACGGCCTTTCCGGTCACGCCGTGGCCGTCTCCGATCGATATCGCGCAGGGGGTCGAATTCGCTCCGTTCGTCATGTCCGCATTGAATTGCGCAAACATCAGGAGTGCCCCGCCCGAATGGTAGAGCGCCGCAAGCGCTGGCAGGGAGAGAAGCGTCGCGGAGTAGCAATGATCAGAGGCCCCCGTAAGGGTCAGCCATCCTTCGTTTGCGGATAGCGCCGTGCCAAGGGTGCCGATCATATCGAGCGGTGCCGACACATGACCCGCCCCGAAGGAGATCGGCAGTATGTCGGTCTCGGCAGTACTACGAGCGAGACCATCATGCCCCAGGAAGATGGCGTGCGGAGGTGCCAGGAGACCCGCAGTCGTGATTGGTGAGAGCCCAATCGGCAGTGCGTTACGCATAGCTGCGCCCCCTCACAGTCAGAACGCCGTGCTCGCCGAGCCCGATGAGCCTCGTGCCGTTGTCCATCGCGGGCGGCTGGGAGAGCATCACCACCACGTCGCGCACCTTGTCAGCCTCGTCGAACGTGAAGGCTATCTGCCCGTTCGTGGCCGCCAAGATCTCCGCCTCCGTCGCGTCACGCGCGAGCACCCCGCCGACGGTCGTGAGCGTCCCTGCGAGGTTGTGCTGCGCAACGCCGCTCGTCACGAGTCCGGCGCTCTCTGTGCCGCCGATGCCGATAACGCCGACGTAGACGCTGGTGATCTCCCCGTCGTCACCGTCGCGGTCGACTGACATCACGAGCGGGAAGCCGGGGAAGGACTCGAAGGCATCGGGGTAGCCGGCCGAGAGTCGCGCGGCGGCGACCACGGCATCGCCCGGGTTCACCGTCGCCCGTGCGGCCAGCAGCGCGCCAGTAGTGGCGTCGATGTAGAGCGCACCGACCACGACGCCACCGACCTCGGGGGTCACCCATAAGCGGGGGACTCCAAGGAGATCGACGGTCGAAACGGCGCCGCCCGAGAGGCTGACCTCTTCGACGGCGCCGTCGGCGCCCAGTCCGGCGAGGACGACCTTCGTCGGCGCCAGGTTGAAGTAGTCGACCATCGAGCCGCCTCCCTTGTTACGCCGCGCCCTTCATGAAGCCGTGCTCGACAAGCACCGTGCGCATCTCGTTGGCGAGCGTGCGCAGCGCGTCGAGATCGGTCTCCAGCGCGGTCGTGGTTGCGGTCGTCGTGGTCGTCGCGGTCACGGCGGCCTGGTCGGCGTTCGCGCGCTGCACCCCGAAACGTGCATTGATACTCATGACGGTCTCCTAGTTGAGCTTCTGGTACTCCTCGAAGGCGCGGTCGCGATCCTCCGAGGTGATGTCGCGTCCGATGAGCGCTGCTAGAGCGTCCACCCGGGGCTTGCCGTCGATCGTGTAGTCGACCTTCGGATCGAGGACTGAGATCATCTCGACGATCTCGGCGATCTCGTCCGCCTCGGGCTTCTCAGACAACACGCCCCCGATCTCGCGCCGAAGCAACGCGTTCTCCGCCCGCGCCTCCTCGAGCTGGCGCTCGAGAGCCGCAATACGCGCCACGGGATCGTCTACGGACGACGCTGGCAGAGGGCCGACCTTGCGCGGATCGTCCACCCAGCCCTCGCCCTTCGGCACCTCGTCGGAGTCGAAGATCCGACCCAAGGGTGAGGTCGGGTTGTATCGCATGACTCGATGACCCATGGTCAGTCTCCTTGACGGGCGACAGCGACGTGCTCGCCCAGGGGGATGAAGCGCAGGCCGGATTGCTCACACATTGCCTGCACGTCGGGATCGTCCCAGTCATCGACCAGCACGATCGCCTCACGCAGGCGCTCCGCCATCTCGATGAACAGGCCGATGCGGTCGCGGCACAAACCCTGCCGGGAGCGAGGGTTGCGTCGGGGGCCATCGCAGACGACGAGCCCGAAGGACTCAGGCAACGCCGCGCTCACGTCGTACCAGGCGTAGCCGTGCTTCTCCTCGATGGGCGCGTCCACTAGGTGCACGAGCCCGGGACTGCCCGCCTTCGCCAGCCGGATCTCGGTGTGCTGGCGCCAGTAAGGATCGCTCTCGAGCGCGTAGATCGGCTGCTCGGTGACCGCCGACATCATTAGCGTGGTGAGCCCCGAGCCGCACTCCAGGATGGGACCGCGCGCCTCCCGGGCGAGCATGACGGCGGCCACGCAGAGCGACGAGCGCCCGGCGAACCCCGGGTTGTCCCACGCCTCGGACATCTCGTCGTAGATCTCGGCAACGTCATCGCTTGTTCGCAGCCGGCGCACACCATGCGCCAGGGACAGGCCGCTCGTGCGTCGCCAGAACGAGCCGAGGCTCCCCGACCATCGGTGCATCCCAAAGTGATTCAGGCGCATCTCAGGATCGACGTAGACGCGGAAGCCGGCGGCCCGCGCCAGGTAGCAAAACTGGATGTCACCGCCCCGGCGCTCCTCATCAAGGACACGCTCGAAGAGCAGGGGCATGACCGCGCCCGATTTGTCCTTGAAGTGCCGTGCCCCCCGGTCGAGCACCTCGAGCACGGGCCGGCGGATCCGCATGAAGCCGGTGGGAACTCCCGCGACCTCCACTGCTCCGTCCTCCCCGGCTTGCCTGGGCCCCGGCAGGCAGTGGACGGGGTACGCCTCCTCGCTGTGCTTCAGGGGATAGATCCCCGCGACGATGTCGCGATCGAAGCGCAGGAGCCGGATCAAGTCCTCGGACCGCCAGTGCACGTCGGCGTCGAGGAACACGAGATCGGTGCAGTCCGAGGCCAGGAACTCAGCGACCAACCGATTGCGCGCGTCGTCCACGTGACAGTTCTCGGCGAACACGTGGAGCTCCGCCTCGACGTCGCCCAGCGCATAGACCGACTCGAAGAGCGCGGTAGCGAAGGCGGCCGCAAGCCCCTGGTAGGCCGCGACCGCGAGGAAGACCCGCTGCGGGGCCCCGTTGCGGGGCCCCTTGGCAGAGAGCATCAGGGGCATTACGCGGCGCCCTTGATGAGGCCGAGATCGACCAGATCAGATCGGAGCTGGTTGGCCAGCGTGCGCACCGCATCGATGTCGGCCTGAAGCGCCGTGGTCGTCGCGGTCGTGGTCGTGGTCGCGGTCACCGCGCCCTGATCAGTGTCCGCCGGCTGAACGACGGGATCTACCCCGTAAAAGCCGACTAGATCGGCAGCGGACTGCCCGACCTGTAACCCATCGGAACGATTGTCTGAGACTTGCTTGACGGTGGCTTGCTGGCCCGAGCCCGAAACAGTGAGTGCCATGATAGTGATCTCCTGAAAAGAAAAAGGCCTCCGAAGAGGCCCGGTTAACCAGAACTTGCGACGTAACTAAGGAACATGCTTCCAAGAGCGACGGCTTTTCACGTCTCCTATGGTTCGCGTGCTCACACCATAGCGTCGAGCCAAAAACCTGAAAGACTGCGAGGCAGACCGTATCTCCAGCACATCCGCATCGGTGAGTTTCACCCCACCATGCAAAACTCCTGGTAGAGACTTGGCGGCATTATTGCTGCGACCCTTGGCCACCATATCGTCCATGTTGTCTTTCTGCGACCCCAAGAATAGATGGTCCGGGTTAACACACTTCGGGTTGTCGCATGCGTGGCACACAAACAAACCGTCGGGTATATCGCCCTTGAACAACATCCAGGAGACGCGAGAGGCCAATCTAGGACGTCCATAGTAGTTGAACATCCCATACCCTTTATAACCATTGAGCCCGCCCTTCCAGGGCCAACAACCCTCAGGAGGTCGATCGACGTACTTTAGGAACCTCTCCTTTGGTGTCAGGCCGTGATACTGCACGGTTTTCGTTCTGAGGGGTGACCCATGAAGACGGAAGCGCTGCCAGTGCATGGAGCACATATCGTGTGCCAGCACCTTTTTTTCGCATTCCTTTATGCAGCATGTAGACATAGCGCCAAGACCGATATTTGATACGTCATGAAACTATACCAAAGATCAGTCTACGGCGCTACGGTCTTAACGCTATTCTCCCCAGAGGCGCGCACCCAATTCAGGATAGATCACTCGTGTTCCGTACAAAATGTCGAGCCTCACGATCTCCTCGTCCTCCACCACGTCGTAGTCCTTCACGATGCGGATGGAGAGCCCGTCGTGCTCCACCCGTGCCTTCCATGAGGCGCCGTCTGGCAGCTCGAGCGGCACGACGCAGAGCGCGATCGCATTGCGGTGGAACGCGATGTTCTGCGCGTAGGTCGCGTCCTCGGTGCTCCCGAAGAAGGTGAGCGCTGCGTCGTTCGCAGGCAACGCGCTGATCGTGGCGTACGCCCCGGTCGTCTTGAGCGGCGGATCGAGCGCAATGGTGACGTGCCCGCCGCCATCGGAGTTCGCGTCCGCAGTTGCCACGAACTGCTGAAGCTGCCCGGTGTTGACCTTCGACACCCGGTTCAACGAGAACACCCCGGCGATGGTGAACACGTCACCCTTGCGCACCGCGGCGGTGTGCGTGGTCGACCACCCGTCGGTCAAGATCGAGGTATCACCGTCGGCTGAGGTCGTGGTGTCCACGAGCGGGGTGCCCGTGCCGACGTCCGATCCCACCTGGTGGCGAGCCACGTTCTGGTCCCCGTAGATCTCCATGTTCGCGAGCCGCCCGAGCAGGCCCTTGCGCACGAACTCCTTGGGCATGGACGCGTCGAAGATCCCCTTCAACGCATCGGCCATCGCCCACCGCGCCGTCGGGTTCAATACAAGCTTGCGCTCGCCGTCGTCCGGCACCGGCACCCGGTCCATGGCCGCGGCAAGGTTGCCGAGCTGGCTGAACGTGTTCGGGGTAGTGCCCGCGGTCCCCGCCGACGTGTAGAAGTCGGTGTAGAGCGCGAGCAGATCGACGTCGACCTGATTCGCGAGCGCGATGCACCCCGGCTGGATGTAGCGCTTGGAGTACTCCTCGATGGAGAGCGTCAAGCTCTGCGTGTCGAAGCCCCAGGCGACGTGCTTGCGGCTCGAGATCACGATCGAGGTATTGGTCTCCGTGACGTTCTGCTTTGAGAGCGTCGCGCCGTCCGTCACCTCGAACTGGACGGGCTTTCGAATGTTGACGGTGTCCCCGACCTTGACGAACTCGTGCTCGTACTTGCGGTAGACGTTGCGGCCCATCACGAGGTTGTTCTCGAGATGGAAAAGCGCCTCCCGTGCGATCACGGTAGGCGTGAGAATGGTGTTGGCCATGGAAGTCTCCGGCGCTGCGCCGGAGACGCACGAGCCCGTGCCGGGCTAATGCCTGCCCGGCGCAGTCACGTTTCAGTGATGGGATGGGGGTCCGTCGTCTCGACGGTCCCGGGGAACTAGACGCTCAGTAGAGACCCTGTGCCCGACGCTGCTTCGTCCGCCAGGCGTTGTATTCCACCTGCGTCATGTTCTCGGGCGACTTCGGCGCCTCGTCACCACCGCCCGAGACGGGCGTGATCGGATCGGACGCACGGGTCACTTTCCGCGCGGGTCGCGCGGCGCCCTTGGCGGGCGGATCGGCCTTGGCCGGCTGGGTTACCTTCGCCTCCAGGCGCGCGAGCGCCCGGATAGCCGCCGTGTCGTCCATCCGGGCGATCTCGGCGGCCTCGGCCTTGTGCTGGCCGAGGTAGTACGCGACATCCGAGCCTACATCCGAGTCGAACATGAACTCGGCCATGTGCTGGGTGATCATCAAGTCCTGGGCGCCCACGACCTCGCGAAAATCGCCGTAGCGCGCCGCCCCATGGGCGTAGAACTCGTGCAGCTCCTCGGGCGGCTCTGGCGGGGCCTGCTGAGGCGGCTGCTCGCTCTCGGGCGCCGCCTTCTGCCGGTCGCGCCAGTCGAGCATGGCCTCGAAGTACTCCTCGGGCTCCTCGAAGTCGTCCATTCGCGGCTTCGCGTCATCGCCCTTGGGCTCCGTCTTCTGCCCCTCGAGCTCGGCCAGGCGCTTCTCAGCCGCCTCCAGGCGCTCGCGCGTCTCCTGCTCGCGACGCTTGCGGGCCTGACGCCGGCTGCGGTTCTCCTGCCGACGCTGCTCACGACGCGCCTCGTCTGCGTCGTCGGTTTCCTCGGTCTTGGCCGCCGCCTCCTCGGGCTCGGCCGCCGCCTCGGTCTCCCCGGGCTCCTCCTCCTCGCCCTCCTCGGGCGTCGCCGCCTCGGTGGCAGCGCGTTGTGCGGCCTTCGCCGCGCGGTACTCGTGGGCGTCGCCGCCCTCGTCCTCGAGATCCGTGCGGGTCGCCCGGGTCCCGTCGGGGAACGTGAGCACCTCCTCGGTCAGCACCTCGGGCATTGGCCGCTCTTCTCGCGGCTCGTCCCGGGTGGTGACGTTCGAATCCTCTGCCATGCGTACTCCTGACGCCTCACGGCGTTAGCGCCCGGACGGGCGGGGTTACTGCGCGGGTGGCTGCGGTCCTGCGGCCAAGATCTGCTGGAGCTGGCCGGACGCGATCAGCTCGGCGATCGCTGAGGCCACCTGCTCTCGGATCTGCGCCTCGGAGTCTTGCCCGCGAGCCGCGAGCCGCTCCTCGGAGTCCATCCGCTGGTTGACGACGCCCGTGCGGGCGTTCTCGATATCGGCCTCGGTGCGAACCACGTCGGCCTCCGCGTGCAGGCCGGCGGTCGCCATCTCCACCTGTGCGGCGAGCGTGTCGGCCGCGGCCTTCGCCTTGGTCGCCTCCGCCTTGGCCATCTCGGCCTCGGCCTTCGCGAGCTCGGCCTGCTCCGCGGGCGTCGGCTCGGGCGGGGGCGGCTGGTCCTCCTCGTCGAGCTCGCCGGGCTCGAGCATGGCGGGAGGCAGCGCCTTCTTGAGTCTCTTCGCGATCTTGTCCGCGTTCGGCCAGTCCATGGCTTCGGCGAAGAGATCGGCGACCTGAGCGGCCAAGTCCGGCACCGTCTGGATGAACTGGAGCATCCCGTCCTGCGCCTCCTCGCGCTGCGTGGCGTAAGAGGGCCCAGCCCGCACCCGCACGTCATAGCGCCCGACCGAGAGATCGGCCATGACCACGGTCTCGCCCGTTTGCTCGTCGAGCACCGTCTTGTTGATCTCGACGAAGTCCTCGGTCTCGTCCCACGCGGCAATCCGCACGATGCGCTCGCCGTCGTACACGCGCGGGATGAGATCGATCAGGATCTTGCCGGTGTGCCGGATGGCCCGCGTGAGGTTGTCGATGAACGAGAATGTCGCGGTATCGGCCTTGCGCTGAAGCCGCTCGATGGCGATGCCCGACGCCGTATCCTCGCGGTTGCCCACGCTCGGGTTGTACATGCCGACCGCGGCCTTGATGTCCTCACCGGCCGACAGCGCCTCGTTCACCGCACCCGGGGGGATCTGTGGCATGGTCGGACGCTGCGGCGGTGGCGCGCCCGTGTGGCGGTAAGGCAGGTACGAGTAGTTCTTGGTGTTCGCGTGCACCCAGAGGTCCTCGAAGCCGTCGATCTGGTCATCGGAGACCACCCACGGGACCTTGGGCGCGAGGGCCACCTGCTCGGTGGAGCTCGTGCGCCAGAAGTTGAACATCCGCTGCGGCTCTTTCGCGTGCCGGATGATCCCGCGGTATTCGGGTCGCCCGTCGACGAAGAGCTCGCGCCCGTAGCAGGTGACGATCGGGATGTACTGCCCCGGCCAGTCCTTCGGCCCCTCGAGCACCTCGACCCCGTTCATGAGCCGCCACTCGATCTTGTAACTCTTCACCCGGCGCTCGCGGATGCTCGTGATCCCCTGCTCGGCCAGCTCGTCTCCAATCTTCACCCACTTCTCGCCGTCGACCACCGCGCCGTCGGAGAGCAGGTGCAGCGTCTTGGTGTGCGGGACCTTGCGCCAGTACTCGGCAATGCGCACCAGCTCGTCGTGGAACCAGTGCACCGTCCAGTCACCCTCGGCACCCTCGAGAGCAGCCATCGAGGAGTCCGGCCACCGGGCACGGAAATCGTTCTTGTGGATCTCGCTCGAGACGATGCACCACTGCGCGTCGCTCTTATCCCACTCCTCCGACACCGGATCCCAGTACACCTGGAACGCGTTCCGGATCCGCTTGATGCGGATGTCCTGATCGAAGGAGTCGTCGCCCGAGTACTCGGTCAGCACCCGCCAGTGGCCGAACCCGTGCTCGACCGACTGCTGGAACGCCCAGTCGTACGCTTGGTCGGCGGCCGAGCGCTGCTCGATGTCCCGGATGAGCCCGGTGTAGATCTCGGCGAGATCGTAGCCCTTGTCCCCGCGCAGATTCTTGGTCTTCGGCACGCTGACGCCGGAAGACGGCACCACCTTGATGGACGGCCGGTTCTGGCGCTCCTCACCCACCACCTGCTCGACGTACTGCGGGAGCTTGTTGATCGTGAGGACCGGCCGCCCGTCCTCCTCGCGCTCCTGGCGGACCTTCTGCGGCCACTGCTCGCCGCTCAGGAAGCGGACGTCGTCTGCCGCTTGCTCTCGGATGTTCGATTCGTACTCGATGGCACGAGCAAGCCGGTCCCGTGCTTCTGAAACGACGTGCTCATCGTCGCTAGGCGTCCCGTCCTCCCCGGCGACGGGGAGGTGCAGATCTTCGAGCATCAGGCCCCTTACGCGCCCCGGCTACGCACACCCGGCTTCATCGAGCTCGTGGTCGTGCCCGTCTGGAGCTTGATCTTCGGACGGCTGTCCTTCGGGCGGGCCGGGGGGCTGTTCAGCTTGCTGTTGCCGTAGCTCGGGCCCTTGCCAGACTTCTTCATCGCAATCTCCTTTGGAAACGAAAAAGGCCCCGAAGGGCCCTTGGTGTCGCTGCGCTCGGGCGCAGTCTTGTGACGGGCGCCGGGGTTGCTCAGTCGTCCTCCTCCACCTTTCGCCACGCGTACGTGGCCATGTGCGCGAGAAACACTTGCATCGTGCAGAGATCGGCGACCGACGTGTTGGCCTTCGCGTAGCGCATCACGCCCTGCTCATCGATCCAGAGACACACGATAGGCCGGTCGTGCTCGACCCGCTGCATCGCGTCTCCGGCCGCGGCCTTGGCCGACCAGTCGGCGCGCTCACCGATGGGCGAGACGCTTGCCAGGTCGCGGGGGCTCAAACCCGCACCACGTACATGTCGGTGTAGGGCTCATGCCCGAGCGGCGAGGGCTTCACCCGGCTCTGCGGGCTCGGCTGCGTGCGCAGTCGGTGCAGGAGCGCCTCGAGGTGCTCCTTGTGCACGACGTGCTCCTCCCGGTGCCGAGGGTAGCCGCCGATGAGCGGCCCGTGCTCGAGGCGCGTCACCCGATGGTTGCCCTCCTCGTCGGCCGACGTCACGTGGATGTGGCAGGCGGTCATAGTCGCGCGATGAACTCCCGTCGAACTCGCTTCGCGTGGCGCATGAACGTGTCGCACGGCGCCTCGCCCTCGACCGGGGTGAACATGAGGGTGTGCCGGTAGATGACCGGGCCGATATTGAAATCGTCGTCCTCGTCCCGGCTCACGATTACCTCACCCGAGAGCTGCTCGGGATCGAAGCGCGTGTCGAAGTGATAGAGCGCCTCTTTCACCTCGTGCGTCTCGAGCAGCAAGAGCGGACCCGCCATGATCATGCCCCCTTGTCTGAGGCCGGCCGATCAGAGATCTCGAAGTGCACCGGCTTGCGAATGTTCACGGTATCTCCGACCTGAACGAACTGAGCGAGGTTGCCCTTACGCCGAGGAGAGGAGTAGAGCAATCGCGCTGCCTGTTCAATCTCGTCTCTGGTCAAGGGAGCCCTGGACGCTCGACCGATCGCGCCCTTCGCCCTTCGCCTTCGCCAAGCCAGCGCCCTTACCCGGCGAGACATTTTCTTGATCGCCGGCTCGATATAGCGCCTGGAGTACTCCTCCAGTGACAACGAAAGCGAGACCTTCGAAAAATCGTATTCCGCCATCCGCCCTCCTACGCCCCCATCCACGCCCCGGACGTCCCGCTGTGCCGGGCCCGCCCGCGGTGCTTGTGCTCGGCGCCCGAGCGGAGCAACGCCCGGCCCTCGCCCTCGCCCACCATCAAATATTGTGCTGCGTCGCAGTTGCTGACGAGCACGCCTTCGACGTAGTAGACGTGCTCCTCATCCACCGTCAGGTTGTAGACCTGTGCGCCACGAGAGAGAGGCGCAACGGCGCGAACAGTGATCTTTTCTGGCGTATTTGTCGACGCGGAACCCTGCCCCGCAATGCCGGCAGACGCGGTCCTCGTCGTCATCTCCGCGTGCCTTTCTGGCCATTCCCCTGCATGACGCAGAGCAATAGCGCTTTGTATATCCGGCCCGAACCTCGAAAACCCGGCCACAGTGTTTGCACTCTCCTTGAACGAAGGGGCGGGCCAACACTCCGCGGCGGGATATGTCGCTGGCGCGCTCGGTGCCCGCCATCCGGCGGTGTGCCTCCGCAGCCAGTGGGCGAATGCTCGCCATGTGTTCGGCGGTTGCGCAAATCGGGGGACCGTGGATCTCGTTGTGCTCGCCCGGCGTAACCAGCTCGAGGTTCTCGATGCGGTTGTCCGCACGATCGCCGTTGCGGTGGTGAACATGCATACCCTCCGGAATAGGCCCGAAGTGCAGTTCCCACTGATGGCGGTGCGCGTATTTGCCGCCGTGCTCTCGATGGTCGGCTTTGTAATAGCCGGGCGGCTTCCGGTAGAACCGAATGCCTCCGATAGTCTGGATCGGATGAACGGCTGGACGGCCCATGCTTCTCCTTCGGTCACCAGGCGGTCGCCAGGCTGAAGCTGGCCTGCCGGGATGAACCTTCCTCCGGGCGCCGCGAACGGATGCTCGGGCGTGCAGACGATGATATCACCGTTGGAGACAGATATACGGAGCAATGATCTGGCATCTCGACACATAACCGCGGTCACCGTGCGCAAGCCGCTCGGCGTCCATGCGCGATCCCCCACCCGCACGGCCTCGATTGGGCAACGACCCGTTTCCGTCGACACCGCGGTGCCCGCCACAAAGCAACAATGACTGAAACGGTTCTTGTTGGGCTTGTCCTGGTAGCGCTCCTCACCCGGCACCTGGAGGCGCCGGTAGCTGTAGCCGCCGGACATGCCCTTGACGGTCGTCGTCATGCGGGGATCGAGGATGAGCCCCGGCTCCCCGTCGATGAGCCGCGTGAGCGGCACCGCGACCGCCTCCCGGCGCAGCACGAAGTCATTGGTCGGCGCCGGGCGCGCCGGGATCCCCCTCGCGCGCAAGATCTGAAACGGCGTCACCTCGTCGGTCTGCGCTCGCTGGTCCCCGGCCGGATCGCCCCAGAACGTCAGCTCGAATCCGCTGTAGTGCCGCTGCACCTCGGCGGAGAGCAGCTCTGCGAAGCGCACCGCGCCCATGTCCTCGGTCACCAGCTCACGCAGCCACTGCCACCGGCCGGTGATCCCCCGCTGTCCGAAGACCGCCGCCGGCGTCAATCCGAAGTCGATGCCAATCCCGACCGGTAGCTTCGGATGCGGCTCGAGCGGCCCTCTGGCCACGTGCATCGCCATCTTGAACTCGGGGTAGACCGGCTTGCCGTCGGCGATGTACCCGTACTCGCCGTGCACATAGACCCGGATCCACTCCTCGTCCTTGCCCCCTGAGATCCGCTGGTAATAGCCCTCGTCCAGGTTCTCGATGTTCTCGGCCTGCGGGCTGAGCCCGCCCGGCTGATGGAAGCAGGACCACCCCTCGGGGCGCTCCTCGACGAAGAGCCGGTACCACCAGTGATCGACATCCGGGGGGTTGGTGTCGGCTATCACGCCTCGCCAGGTACAGCCGCCGTCGCGCTTCGCGGGGTAGCGCCCGACCCGCGCCTGAGCCATGTCCAGGACGGCTCTGGGTGCCTCCCGGGCCTCGTTGATCCAGATCCCGGTGAGCTCGAGCGAGAGCAGCTTCTTCACGTCCGCCGGGATGTCGATCGCGAGGAACAAGATCTCCGCGTCCACCGTCGTCCCGTCGGGCAGCGGAAAGTGCAGGCGCCCGGAGATCGGCGAGTCGAACTTCAGGCGGCAGATATGATCCGGCACCCAGTCCTGCCAGGTGGCAATCGTCGTCGTTTTCAGTTCGGGGAAGGTCTGCCGGATAACGCCCCAGCGCGAGCGCCGCACGCCGTCTGCCTGCGGTGCCTGACGCACGCACCGCGCGACCACCTCGATCACGCACCCGACGGACTTGCCCGAGCCGACGGGTCCGACCACGCCGCGTACGAAGTCGTCGCATACGTGGAACTGCGCGAGCGTACGGCTCGCCCGGTAGTGCAGATCCCACACTCAGAGAGCCGGCTCATCAGCCAGCACCTCGGGAGGCGGCTTGGTGGCCGCGCCAAAGTCGAAGTGCAGGGAGATCGCCCCCGAGTGCTCTACGTGGTGACGTTCGAGGAAGAGCTGGTGATAGCGTGCCAGCGCATCGAGCGCGGCATGGCGCGACTGGAGCTTCACCTTCGGACCGTACTTCGTCATCTCGTAGCTCTCGACGTTGCGCCGCACGTGCTCGGGCATCGCCTTCACCTGGAGGAGCTCGCCGTGCTCGTCGAACATGTCTGCGGGATCTAGGCGAGCGCGCTCGAGGAACCACGTCACCACCTGATCGGCAGCCGAGCCGTTGCGCTGAGTCAACTTCCCCGAGTGCTTGGCGACGGCATCCGCTATCGCCGGCTCGGTGAGCAAGATATGGCCTTGTCTCCTGGCGCTACGCTCGGAGTAGCCGGCGCGGATGGCTGCCTGGGTGGCATTCAGATCCTTCAAGTACTCCTCGACGAAGATCTTTCGCTTTTTCCGCATTTCCTCGAGTTGTCTTTTGCTGTTCATTGACGCCTTACAGCCTTCTATGCCATCACCGCTCGGGCGGTGCCGGTGGCGACGCCCTCTGATCCCGCTCTCGCCCATCCGCCTGTAGCTGTTTCACGGCGTCCGCCATGTGTGACAGGCTCACCGCAAATTTCTCAATGTGCACGGTCAAACCGTGAGTCGCCTCCACCATATCCCGGATGTCTGAGCGACCATCCTGTAGTGTCTGGATGTATATCGCGTGCTCTCTGTCGGTTGCACGCAGGCTCGATACCTCCGTGGCGAGCCAGACGATGCCCGCCAGCAGGGCCGGCAGCGTCAGCCCTGCCGCCCACCGTAGCCACACCTGAACGCCGCCGTTGAGTGCGCGGGTGTTGGCGGCGGCCGAGTCACCCACAGGCCGGCTCCAGGCTCCGCGCGTAGACCAGCACGATCGCGCCGAACAAAAGCGCCCAGCACCGCCAGCAGCGCGGGAACCGCCTCACGCTACGGCTCGATCGTGCAGATCACTGCGTCCGGGCACGCCAGCACCACCTCGGGCACCGGGCACGCCGGCACGGGCGGGCAGTCGGGGCAGGGCTCCGGCACGGGGCAGTCCGGCGGGTCGACGGGCGGTGGGTCTGTCGGATCGGACGGCGGCACCGCCCCTGCGCCGAGCACGCGCGAGATAACCCGCTCGTTCGCGAGTGACGCTTCACCTCCGAGCGCCCCAGTGTCGGTCGCTCGGACGGTAACGAGCGTTCCGGCCGGGGGTGCCGGTGTCGTCCAGCGCAGCGCGTCCAGCCGGGTCAGCTCAAGCGCCACACCCTCGACCTCGACGACCGGCACCACACTCACGTCGTGCAGATCGTACGCGCCGACGTATAGTTGATCCCCGACCACCTCCATCGCCACGGTCGGCGGGTAGTCGTCGTCGTACCACCTGCCCCCGGCGTGCTTGGGGAATCGCGCAGGGGGTAAGTTGCGCGGCGCGGCCAGGCCAATCCAGCGTCGGATCTGCCGCTGGGTAGGCTCATCGAACGCGAGGAACTCGGCCGTCGTTACGAGCGGAGCGCTCCGCGAATCAGGCACGAAATACTCCGGCTTCGGGGAGGCTGGACGAAGGTTGCGGAACTGCGCTACCACCCGATTCCACGGCTCGGCCGCATACGGATCCTCACCCTCGGCCAAGAAGTGTCTGGCAATGTCCCTGACCCACTCCACGTCGACGTACCGCTCGGGATGCATGACGGTGCCGATCGCCTCCATCATCGGCGTCTGCATCGCCACGTCGTGCGGGTTGTAGTCGGCCGCATCGGCCAGGGTGCCGGCGAACTCCACTCCCTGCTTGCTGTGCGCATGGCATCCCTTGCAGTCGACCCTCACCTCTCCGGGTGATGCCTTCTTCCACGTCGCAGCCGGCAGCAATGCGTCGCCCGCCGCGTTGATCGGCACGAACCCGAGCGGCTGATCCGCCGGCACCCTCGCCACCCACGATCCGTCCGTCTCGATCGGCACCTCACCGAGGATGCGCGTGCGCTCGTGGCTGTATCCCTCGAGCTGCGTCCATCGCTTGCGCTGCCGGCCCCAGACGTTCGGCTCGAACGCCAAGATCCGCATGCCGACGACCTTGTCGCACTCGAACGGGGGCTCGACGCCGAACTCCAGCCACGCGCCCGGGTAGACCTTCTCGCCGGCCTTGTTCACCGTCTCGCTTGCAGTCACGTCTGCCACGCAGGTCGACGATGAGCCGATCCAACCGAGCGGCTCACCGGGCTCGCCCCGCTCGCGCGGCAGGAACGGGATCGCCTCCGGCGCGGGCTGGCCGTAGATCTCCTGGTACGTCGCGAGCACGCGCGGATACCACTCGTGCCACTCATCGGTGTTGTGGATCCACTCGACGTCGGCCGCGCTCATCGCCGGCTCGAGGATCTTCGTGCCATCCGGCTGCTCGGTGGTACGCAGCACCGCGATACCCATATCGCTCTCGGGCGCCGGTGCATCCGCTCCTCGGCACGGACCGACGCAGAGCGTCATGAGCATGCCGCCGTCGAGCGCTGGCGCCGGATGCGTCGCCTTGCCCTGCCACGTCCCATCGGGCGAGCGGCACGACGGACCGTCTCGATGGCGTGCGAAGGGCACCACGTTGCGCAGCCCATGCGGCGCGAAGCTCGTGGTGGTGTACGAGGTCTTGACCACGCCATCGTCGATCGCACCGAAGCACTGCTCTATGACCGGCGTGCCCTTGTAGCGATCCCAGTGACCGAACACCGGCCGCCCAGGCTCGCGCTCGTGCGGAGAGAAGCCGAATATCGAGCCAAGCCCCCCCGTGAAATTGTGGTAGTAGATCGCGGTGACAATCTCGCCGCCGCCGAGCTGCTCGGCGAAGTGGCGCGTACGACCAGCAGAGCCCGCCTGCTCCAGCTGGTACCCCGACCACCCCGGCGCCCAATGCCGGCCGTCGGGGAACTGCGTCCACACGCCCCAGGCTTTGACCCCGCGCATGCCCTGGTTCTCGAGCGAGTTGAACGCGATCGTGCCGTTCATGAGCGGGAACGGGTGCAGCACCGAGCCGATGCTCTGATGGCCGATGATCTCACCGGCGCCCGTCTCGATGTCGTAGATGGCGAGCTGGAACGAAAGCCCCCATGAGCCGATGGGGCTGAACCCCTTGCCGGGGCCACCGTTCCAGCCGTAGACGATCTTTCCGGGCGCGTACTCTCTCGGGCTCATGTGGCAGCCGCCGGTGATGAGCCGCTGGCGCTCCAGCGTCTGAGCGTGCACGCGCTCGATGTGGCACGCGCTCGGGATATGGTCCTTGTCGCCGCGCGGATCGATCCCGATCACGAGCGAGTAATAGATCCACGTCTTGTCCAGCCCCGGCGCCTGATCGATGGCCGCGTTACCGAGCCCGGGATCGACCAGCACCCGCACGAGGCCCGTCTCGGTGTCGTACGCCGCGATCTGCGTGTACTCGAGCTGCAACGGAAACGTTGCGGTCGGCAGCACGGTGCGCCGCTCCTTGCCCTCGCACATGGGATGCAGCGTCGCCGGGTCAGCCGGGTTCGCGGGGTCCAGGTCCCCACAGCGCGGGGTACGCAGGAACGTGTACTCCGTCGCCAGCGCCTCGCGCACGTGCAGGCAGGCGCCGACGGCGACGACGATCGCGCAGAGGGCGAGGAGGACGCGGAGCTCTCGGGGGTGCACGGTCACATCTCCTTCCCGGGCGGCTCGGGCGGCAGCGGCGGCACGCTCGTCGCCTGCCCGCAGAGCATCACCCAGCCGGTATAGCTGTCGCGCGATCGCGCCATCGACTCACGCCACTGGCGCACGCTCATGCGATCGCATATCCACGAGAGCGAGCGCACGGTCAGCTCCTCGGACGCGCGCTCGGCGACACCGAGGCCGGCGTCGAGGGTGGTGCAGCCGGCGAGGGCGGCAACGATGGCAGCCGCCAGCAGCGCCCTGGCCTGCCGGCGCTCCGCTCGGTGCGTGCGCTGCTTTGCCGGCTTACCCCAGCTCATGCACTGCCCGCCCGGGCGAGGCGACCAGTATTCGCGGTGGTGCCCGCGGCGCTCAGCGTTCTCGCCCTGGGCCATCACAGCCGCTTCGTCAACACGAGGACGATCACGACGAGCAGCAGGAAGCCGATGATGCCGCCCGGCATGTATCCGAGATTGTGATGTCCCCAGCCCGGGAAGGCGCCGACGAGCAGGAGCACGAGGATGATGAGCAGGACGGTGCCAAGGTTCATCGCATCAACCCTCCCGCATCAGCCGCGCGCAGTGCTCGGCGCGCTTGTGGCATAGCCGCCGACACCGTGAATTGCGCGGTTGACCGTGCTGGAGCCGCAACCGAAGATGCGCCCGAGCTCCTGGCTGGTGAGGCGACCGACCAGCCGCCGACAGATGCGTGCCTGCATTTCACTTAGCCCGCGAACTGGGCGCATCAAGCCTGTCCGCCATGCGTGGCGGTTGTTGTCAGCCTGCGTGCACCACTCGAGATTTTCTGGGCGGTTGTCGCTCTTCTTCCCGTTGAGATGATTGACAGAAACCGCACCATGAGGGCGGGCAATGAACGCCAGAGCAACCAACCGATGGACTGACTCGTTACGGTGCACACCATCATTGGCCAACCTAACGACGCGATAGCCTCGCTGATAAATCAGGGTTAGCCATTTCCCACGGGTCGCGCCGCGACCTTCAAGCGCGCCGCTCAAGGGCTTCGGATGGCTCCAAACGCGACCATCGCGGGTGACCGAATACAGGCCCTCGTAGCCAGGAATGGGCGTCAACCCTCTCGCATCAGCTGCGCACAATGCATTGCCCTCGTCGGTGTTTGTTCGGCCCATTTGGAAGTCATCATCTCGGCCGCGGCCTGATCGAAATCGCCGGCCTCGAGGGCGCGGAGCATGCGCACGAACCGGACGAAGCGGTTGGCCCCGAGCTGGTAGATCATCTCCGTGAGCGCTCGCTGGCGGTTCTCACTCAGGCGCGGGAACCAGGTGCTGTAAGTTGCAAGGAACTCCAGCGCCTGCTCGACGTACCAGCGCATGACAAGCTCCGCGAGCGGCCGGGGCATGCCGTTCTCGACGTTGTAGCCGTAGCCGATGGTGAGCACGCCGACGCTGTCGCGGTACGCGTGGAGACGATAGCCCTCATGCGCACGCACGCTTGCCAGCAACGCGGTGTTGCGAGCATGCAGCATGGCGGGACTCCAAAAAGCAACGGCCCGCCGGTGAGGGCGGGCCGTTGAACAACGGAGGAGGAGATCGCTGCCTTAGCAGTCAGCTCTCGGCAGCTTAGCGAAATCTGGGATATCCAGACTCATTTGTCAACTATCGAGCACCCCAAGCTCGCGGAAGACCGCAGCGAGCCGGCCCTCGGCCGACGCCCCCCACTCGTGCAGCACCCGGTATACGCCGGTGCGTTCACGCGTGCCGCGGCGCCAGGCGGCGAGCTTGTTCTTGCTGGCCCCGAGGCTCTCGACCCACCACTCGAGCGCGTGCCGGGGCCGGCGCCCGTAGTAGGTCGAGACGGTATCGGCGAGGAACTCGAGCGGCGGCGGCTCGTCGTCGCCGAGCGTCCAGCCGACGCGCACCGCGAGCGACATGTCGAGCATGCGCAAGATCTTCACGTGGACGCGCGAGTACCGTGCCTCGACGGCCATCAGCTCCGCGCCGTCCAAGGTATCGCGCACCCGGGAGACGAGCTTCGCGGCCTCACACACGGCCTCGAGCCGGGAGAGATCGACATCGCGGGCCGACAGCCGCACCGTCGAGCCGCGCAGCCCCGCGAGGTATGAGCTGGTCTTGCACGGGGCCTCGCCCTCGCGGGCGTAGGCGTGGGTGAGCAGGGCGTGAAGGCTCGAGTACATTCAGGCTCCTCCCCTCAGCTCCGTCACGCCGCACTCCCGGCACCGCACGCGGCTGAGAGCCGACCACGTGTCCACCCGCACGTCGTGTCCGCAGCGGTCGAGCGGCCAGTCGGTCGGGCGCACGGCGCGCTTGCGACGCCGGCGACGCCGGTAGCGGGCGCGCCCTCGTTCTCGCCGGCAGGGTGCGCAATAGAGCGGCAGCGCGCCTCCGCGCATCGGGATCGTCCAGGTGCAGCCGCAGGCGCGGCAGGTGCAGGTGAGGGTCACAGCGAGCGCTCCATGTACCACGCCTGAAACGCCGCCAGCGCGGCCCACATCGCGGCGATGCCCGCCCACCAAGCGGCAAGGGCGTTGTCGCCAGCGACATTGCTCGCCACAGCGACAACGGCAAAGCACGCGCCGAGGACTGGGCAGAGGACGCGGACGGCGCTCACGACCGCGCCTCGTAGCGGGAGCACCAGTCCCAGGCATGGTGCCAATCTTTGTGCCTGGCACACGGCCATGCCTGCACATAGCTGCCTTGTGAGTTTGTCAGCCTGCTCTCCCACCACCTACACCGCCCGCACATCTCCCGCCAGACGACGGGGGCGGGGGTGGGCTTGGGCTCGGCGTAGATGCCGGCGGCTTGTACCGCCTGGCGTAACTCCAACTCGATCCGATCGCGTTTGCGTCCGTTCAAGTCAGACAACCACAACGCTCGCGAGATCTCGTGCAGGTCCGCCTCCGTCAGCTTGCTCATGCCTCCTCCTCTCGTCGGCCCTCCGCCCCCCGCGCCCGGTCGAGCGCGGCGTTGATCTCGGTCTCCAGTCGCTCAACGTGCATCGTCGCCTCCTCCCGTCTCCCACCCCGCCATCCACCACAGCCGCCAGCGCGCTCTCGGCCTCGCGTACTGCACCCGCTCCGTGCCCTGGTCCTCCGGCGGCAACACGAGCTGCACCGCCTGCTCTGCGCCGAGCTCGGCCGCCCAGCCGAGGTAGACCGAGCGGCGCATCGACTCGCGGCAGGCACAGCCGGCAGCCCGGCACGCGGCCTCGTCGTCGTCGCGCCCGACAGCGTAGGGCGTCACGCGTACCCCACCTTGCGCTGCCACTGGGCGTCACGCTCGAGATCGCGCTTCACGATCTCCAACGGCTCGTGCTCGCCGTCCTCGTACTGGCGATAGCGCCCCGGGCCTGAGCCCCGCAGCCCCACCAGCCGGTAGCGCCGGCCTGAAACCATGCAGAGGTAGGTCGATTCATGCGTGTTCATGGATGCACAGTCCTGTCACCGGCTCTCCCCCAGCCGCAGGACGCTCACGAGCGCCTCGGCCAACTGACGCACGAGGTCGCGCTGGGCGCGCACCCGCACCAAGGCCGCCTGGCACTCATCCAGCTGGTACTCCAGCCGCTCCGCCTGCCGGCTCTTATCCTCGAGGTCGAGCCGCGCCAGCTCCAGCGCACGGTTCGACTCCACCAGCTGTCGCGCATACGACGTCACCGGGGGCTCGTTCGCCACCCACATCGCCTCACCGTCCGTCTCGCCCTTTCGCTCGTTCATCCTCTCGCCCTCCGCTTCTACTGGCGCTTGAGGTTCTGATACACGGTCCGCGTCACGCCCGCGGGCTTGCCCACGGTCAGCTTCTCCGCCATGTGCCGCAGCACCTTCGCGCGCCGGCCTCTCATCGGGTGATCCCCCGTCTAGCCATACCCATGCCCAACCCCGAGGGCGATCGTCGATCCTGGGGCATCCTAGTAAGCCTCAGCGACCCAAACACGTCGGCTACACCTCCCGCACCACGATCCCGTGGTGCAACTCCATCAGCGCACGCTTGAGCTTGTAGGCCGGGGTTTGCATGCCCTTGGCGTCCTCCACCACGTAGCCGCCGCTCAGGTCCTGGTAGGCGAAGTCCGCGACGTAGCGCACGCGCCGCCCGTTGGGATAGCCGGCGCTTCGGATGACGAGCGGGCGCCCATCCACCTCGAACGTCCACGACGGTTGAAGCTCGAGATCCACGATCTCGCCGGCCCGCACGAGCAACTTCAGCGCCTCGTACCGCCGCGCCTCACGCCTTGAGGCGAACCGAATCCCGTCGACCTCGATCGGCTGAGCGCGATACTTCGTCACGCGTCGAGGCTCCGAACCAGGCGCAAAATGGGCCCGTCAATGTTCGTTGCCGTCACTCGTTCACCTCATGAATCATTAGCCTGCTAATCATTAGGGTCCTAATCATTCACATCATGAACGACTTTCGCGAGATTGAAAATAGGCATTGACAATCAATAATTGATTTCCTATGCTCATATTCAAGCGGCGCTCCTGCCGCCCCACGAGGAGAGAGACGATGACCACCATCACCCTCCCGACCATCGAGCACGCCGAGCTGCTCGACACGGCCCAGGCCCACGAGGCAGGCCGCGCCTACATCGACTTCGACCCGCAGACCAGCCTCGTCTCGGTCGGCACCCTGCACCAGTCCGAGAACGGCGTCCCGATGGACGTCTGGCACGGCCGGGTCCTGCGCTGGGGCATCGCCCGCAACGTGAGCGGCGAGGCCGTCACGGACGCCCTCGAGGCGCTCCGCCCGCAGCTCAAGCGGATCGCCGCCGGCCACGAGGTTTCGTGGGACGGCTCCAACCACGTCGGCCGGCTGACCGACGACGCGCGGGACGCGAGCCACGAGATCGAGGCCGCCCTGGACGAACTCGAAGCCGACCTCGACGTGCAGGACGCATGGGACTGGGTCGACGGCGGCAACCCCGGGCCGACCCTGGACGACGTGCGCGTTCGCGGCGTCGAGGCGGCGGCAGCCGAGATCGTCGCTGAGGCCGAGTCCCAGGGCGTCTATCTCGCTGGCGACGTGGAGGCCGAGATCCAGGCGCTGCTCGAGCGCCAGGACGCGGACGCCTGAATGCCCAGGCCCCCCAAGCCGCCACGCGGCGGCACCCGCCCCGGTGCCGGCCGACCACCCTCGGGCCGGGTGCCCTACTCCGTGAGCCTGCACCCGGCCGTGGTTGCCGCCCTCGACCGGGTACGCAGCACCAGCCGCTCGGCCGCCATCGAGGCGGCCATCAAGGCCTGGCTCATGGCACTGCGCCGCCGCGACTGACCTCACCGTCCCGCTCCCACCGGCCGGGCATGCGCCCGGCCCGCCGGGCACGTGCAGCCCCGGCGCTCCAGCACCTCGAGCTGCTCGACCGTCTCGTCCCCGCTGTCCGGCCGGTACCGCTCGGGGATGTCGAGGGTGAGCGTCATCGGCCGGTCCACCCAGCCCGTCCCCTGGCACCGGGGGCAGGTGCTCATGCGGCCTGCCACCCGAGCAGCCGGCACAGGGCAGGCAGGTCCGCCTCCCCCTGTCTGTGGTGTGTGCAGGCCCGGTAGTACGCGAGGAGAAAGTCGAGCTTCACCCAGCCTTTGTCCGCCATGTGGGCAATCCACTGCTCCCCCAGGCGCTCGGCGGGGATCGCGTACGTCGTGACAAGGCACTCGAGCCCACGCGCAGTCACCACCCAGTCGCCCTCCCGGCACACGACGTCGCTGACATCGATCCCGTGCTGGGTGCACGCCGCCTCGAACGTCAATCGCTCTCCAGTCTCCAGAACCACCGGCCATCGCCGGCCGTAGGGATCTGCCATCAGCTCGGCGGCCGAGATGAACTCCAAACCTGTGCTCTCGTTCACGTCATCGTCTCCTTCTGCACATTGCACACCCCGGGTTCATCGACCCGGGGGTGTGTGTATACACATGAGTGTGTGGCGGAAAGTTGGTGCCTAATAAATTCAATGACTTAGCGAACACGTGTGGGTAAGACCGGATGTGTGGCGTGGGTATATAGATCAATGACTTACACGCCACGTGTAGGAAGCTCGGCTGACGATAGATCAATAACTTACGTGGGTGCATCGGTAGGTGCTTGTGGTGGTGTTTTGGCGCCTTTTGTGCCCATCCGCTTCGGCGCGTAACCGATGATCTGGAGGTACGGGCGCCCCTTGTCGTTGTTCAGGAACGCGATCACGCCGTCGTCGATGAGGGCGTACATCGCCTTCTCGAGGCGCCGCAGGTTCGCTCCCCTGCCCTCCGGGTACCGCAAGAACATTCGCGGGGCGTAGTTGCCCTTCTCGTTCGTGCCGACGTTCTGGTTCTGATCCATCGCGCGGCGCAGGCACGCCAGGAACGCAGCCTGATCGCTGTTCTCGATCGCCTTGGCCGCGAGCTTGCTTCCGGACTGCCAGAACGCGCCCTCGGCCCAGTGGAGCTCAATGCGCTCGCCGCGTGAGGCATAGTTCGCCTTCTTGCGGGTGAGGTAGGTCGCGATGTCGCCCTCCTCCCGCTCGAGGTACAGTCGGGAGCGCACGGTGTTGTTCCAGGCCGTGTTACCGCCCGTGCCCTCCCCGCTCTGGATCCCGGCCACCGAGGGGTGCGCGAGGAGCAGTACCGCGCAGCGGTACTCGATCGCGATCCGGGTGAGCGCGCCCTGGATGAACTGCCGCACCTGGGTACGGACGTTCTCGTTGCCGCCAAACACATCGGCTGCGGTATCCACGATGAGAAGTACCGGTCGCAGCTCGGCTACCGCCTCGGCCATCTCAGCCCAGAATGGCGTGAGCCGGCCGGTGCCCCCGGCGTCATAGGTCATGAGCAGGTTGTCTTCCCCGGCCCGGGAGACCGGGTACCAGCGCCCGAGCGCCGGGTAGTCGACACGCGCCCAGGCGTTGATGTA